CCTACCGGTGCAGGTGGTGCTAAGGGTAGTACAGGTGCACAAGGTCCTACTGGTGCAACAGGTGCAAGTGGAGCAGCAACAACAAATCAGTCACTTGGTCATTACTATTTGACTGTAGGTACTGCTGTTGGTACTGCAGCTAAAACTGTAACTTGCTCTGGATTTGCACTTAAAGCTGGTGGTATTATTCATGTAACATTTACAGCAGGTAATTCTGCTGCTAACCCTACATTGAATGTAAATTCTACTGGAGCAAAGACAATTAGATGGAGAGGAGCTAATATTCCTGCTTATATGATTAAAGCAAACGATGAAATGACGATGATGTATGATGGTACTTATTGGCAGATTATCGATTGGGATGAATATGGTGATCTCGATGCTAACTATGTAAATGTATAATCAAAACAATAATATAAAGAGTGGATAAGGCTCTTGCTGAGAGCCTTATCCATTTACAATAATCAAATTTAGGAGGTTAAAAGATAATGGACTATCCTATTATGACTAGGGGTTATCAGGAAAAAATCGATAAGACTCCTATTGAAGATGGAAAACTGAGATTTGGAATTGATAGTGGTAGATTATTTATCGATACTAAAAATGCACGAATCGAAGTTACAGACTTTGTAAAAGGTCTGACATATGCTGAGATGATTGCATTAAAAAATCCACTTCCTAAAGTATACCTTGCTTCTGATACGCTTCATATGTATACTTATAATGCTAAATCTGGAGAATGGGAAATATGGGCAAGAGGTCCCCAGGGTCCCGTTGGTCCTACTGGTGCAACTGGAGCTAAAGGTCCGACAGGTAGTGTAGGTCCTACTGGAGCTACTGGTCCTACTGGTCCTCAGGGTATTAAAGGTGATACTGGAGCTCAAGGTCCCACTGGTGCTTTTGGTGCTACTGGTCCTAAGGGTCCGACAGGAGCTACAGGTAAAGTAGGTCCTACTGGTGCAACTGGTGCTGTTGGTCCTACTGGTCCACAAGGTGAAATTGGTGATACTGGTGCGGTTGGACCTACAGGTGCTAAGGGTGCCACAGGTCCTCAGGGTCCTACTGGTGCAGAGGGAGCTAAAGGAGAAACAGGTGCTGTTGGTCCTACTGGTGCTAAGGGAAATACTGGTGCTCAGGGTCCGACAGGTGCAACTGGAGCTAAAGGAGAAACAGGTAATGTTGGTCCTACTGGAGCTACTGGTGCAAGAGGTGAAACTGGTCCTACAGGTCCTGTTGGTCCTGGCGGTGAAGGTTCTATTGGTCCTACTGGTGCTACTGGTGCAAAGGGTGATCCTGGAGAAGGATTCTCTATTTATAAAACATATGCGAGTATTTCAGCTATGAATGCTGATGCTTCTAATGTTCCTGCTGGTAAATTTGTGCTTATAGCTTCCAATGTAAATGATCCTGATAATTCAAAACTATATGTAAAAAACTCTGAAGGTTCATTTACTTTTGAAACAGATTTATCTGGTGCACAAGGTATACAGGGTCCTCAGGGTCCTGTTGGTCCCACTGGATCGAAAGGAAGTACAGGAGCTCAAGGTCCTACTGGTGCAAAAGGAAGTACAGGAGCTCAAGGTCCTACAGGTGCAACTGGAGCAAAAGGTCCTACAGGTGCTACAGGTGCTGTTGGTCCTACTGGTGCAACTGGAGCTACTGGTCCTACTGGTTCTGGTGGAGCAAAAGGTCCTACAGGTGCACAAGGTCCTAAAGGTCCTACTGGATCTTCTGGTGTGGTTGGTCCAACAGGTGCACAAGGTCCTAAAGGTCCTACAGGTGCAACTGGAGCAAAAGGTCCTACAGGTGCTACAGGTGCTGTTGGTCCTACTGGTGCAACTGGTCCTATGAGTACAGTTTGTAAGTCTATAGCAGATACTGCAGATATAGATTTTGGAGATTTAGACGAAGGTTAATCTCTATTCAAATTTTAAGATAAGGAGATAAAAGAATATGGCTGAATTAAAAACTTTAAGAGTCTGTCATTCGAAAGATCTTCCTGCTATGCCTGAAAGGTCTTTCGATTATCTCTATCTTGCTTATGATAAATTAGATCTATACGCTGGTCAGAATAATATAGAAGAAAATTATGTTATTACATCTGCTTTACCTGAAGAGCCAGTATATGGAATGATTTATATTCTTGATACCAATGGTTCAGTATATAGACATATTGACTATTCTGTCGTTCAGATTGCAAAGATAGAGAATAATTCTCAAATAGAATATCTTAAAAAAGTTGGTACCCTCTTTCAGGTGAATGCTAACAGGAGATATATTGATTCTCAGACAAGAACTCTTACTCTTCCTTTTAATGATGGAAAGTATGAGATGAATGTATCAATCAGAAACGATACTGTTTTTGATAATGATACAATTATGAAATATAATAAGGATAAAGAACGCTTTGAAGTATATGGTCCTATTCCGGAAGAATTTATCGATTTTTCTAAACCTTTTAGAGGTGGTAATAGTAAAACTGTACATATTAAAGCAGATGGTCCTAGAATTACAGCTGAAGTTCAGATTAGTAAGATTTTAAATAATCTATTAAGAGAAGCTTCTGATGGTTTGTATATTAAATCTACAAGTATTGTTACCAGAGAAGAATTTGATAAATGGTCTTCTCAAACCGAAGAATTTATAGAAAGAGGAGATGAAATTCTTAATAACATTGATGATGATATTAAATATATGAAAGATATTATATCAGAAGCAAATGTTAATGAAACTATCTATAGAATACTTAGTGAAAAATTTGCTGATATTGAAACAGCTCTTGCTAATTATTCATCTTTGGTTAACAGAATGGGACAAATTCAGGAAGAAGTTATACAATATGCTCGTACAGAAACTGAAGAAACAAGAAGACAGCTTAATGAAACTCTTGCTGCTAATGCTAATTGGGAAGAGCTTGACACAGCTTCAGAAGACTATACTCCTGAAATTGATTATTATCAAAAATCAGAAGAATATTTATATCCTGAACTTACAGATGATGAAGTTACAGCAATTCTTTCAGCTGTAGCAGAATATATTGCAACCGAGTAATAAAGGAGGATAATCATAATGAGTAGAAAGTTCAATATTACTCTTAACGGCAAGTCTTATGTTGTTGAGGTTAATGAAGTTGTAGAAGACGATGCTACAGTTGAAGAAACACCTGTAATCGAAACTCCTGATGTTGTTGAGGAGATTGAGGATACCACAGTTGAAGATGAAACTGTAGTTGAAGATGAAATTATTGATACTGAAGATAGTAATATCGAAGTTGAAGAATCTTCTGAAGATAAAATCGAAGAAACAGTAGAGGAAGAAACTGTTGAAGATGAAGAAATCGTAGAAAAAGAAATTCCCAATGAAGAAGTTGTAGAAAGTTCTGCAGAGGAAGAAGCAATTAGTAATGAAGTTGTTGAACCTGCAGTTGAAGAATAGGATCCTATTCTTGAATAAGTAGTCAAAAATATGATATTTTTTAATATATCGAGGGTTTATATTAAAATTGTCTGATAGATCTATTTTTTAATAGAAACTACTGTATTATCGTATCAAATTTGGTACTTGTAGAACAGTAATTTTGAATTTTATTTTTAAATTTTGTTGATTTATAAAGTAAAATCTAGAATATCTATATATTAAGATAATATTATATTTTGACAAATTTCATTCTTTATAAAGAAAACATTAATATAATTCGAGAAGGGAGGACCTAAATTATGTATGCAAAGATTCGTCCTCGTCGCAGTACAACAACAGAATGGTCTGTAATGAACCCTGTACTTGCAGAAGGTGAATTGGGAATTGAAGTTCCTGATTCTGGAGTTGGAACAGGATTATGTAAATTCAAATTAGGCGACGGTTATACTCAATGGAACGATCTCCCATACGCCTTTGATGCAAATTCTGCTCAGGCAATATATGGCGGTAATCCATTTGTGTCTAGAGATATCTGTCTTAGATCGGGAACTAAAGATGAATGGGAAACCGAAGATCCTGTATTAAAATTTGGAGAAGCAGTGTTTGATACTACACTTATTGCTTTTAAAGTTGGTGATGGAGAACATTCATTCACGCAGCTTAAATATATAGGATTATGGGAAATGGAACAGGATTATGATTTTGGAGACTTAGATGAAATCTAGGTTTTTAAAATAAAGCCACAATTATTTTTGAAGCGATAAATTATAAGGTGCCATAACCAAAAATAATACTAGAACCTATCACTAGGTTCTAGGAACGCTTCTCAAGAAGAAATCTTATATTATATCCAAAAAGGAGGAAAAATATTATGGCTAGTTATTTGAGACCTCGTAGAGGTAAAAAAGCAACTGCTGTTTCACAGTTAACAGCTTCTGCACCACTTAAGCGTGGTGAAATTTTCTTTGAGGTACCTGACACAGGTGTTGGTACCGGAACTGGTAAAATTAAAATGGGTGACGGTACAACTGCGTACGATGCTCTCCCTTATTTCATGGTACAACCTACAGTTGATTATACAAACGCTGTGGTAGCTTGGACTAACACAACTGCTGCATCTTCTGCTCCTTATACAGATAATGCAACTTATGCTGGAAATATCATTCCTAGTGCTAGTTTGAAGACTATTTTCACTAATTTGAAGAAGTTACTTCTCAATTACAATAGTCAGCTTACTACACTAAATAATGATTTAGCTAATAAGCAAAATAAAATTACTGGAACTAATTCTAGAGTTTTGATAATGAATTCAGAAGGCACAGTTACAACATCATCATCTTGTGATACTACTCGTTTAACTTACATATCTACATTAAATGGTGATGCCCAATCACAGCTTAACGATATTGCATCTGGAGCTACAACAGTAGGATATGCAGCTAAAGCAACTAGTTGTACACAAGCATCTAAAGCTACATCTGCTACTAGTGCTACTTATTCATCTACTGCTAATTATGCTAAGAATGCTCCTCAATATAAAGGAGCTACAACAGCAGCTGCTGGTACAAAAGGATTAGTACCTGCTGCTAGTACAGCTGCTAGATTAAGATTTCTTAGAGGTGATGGTACATGGAGTACACCTCATGAAGGTACAGCAACATATGCTGGTAGTGCTGCTAAAGCTACTAGTGCTACATCAGCTACTTATTCTTCTACTGCTAACTATGCTAAAAAGAGTAATATTACCATGTCATTATCAGGTACTACTCTTACTATTACCTATTCATAGAGATGAGGTGATAGTATGGCTATTAAATTCAACAATACAGAAATACCTAATAATGGTATTATTAAATATAATGGTACTGAATTGACAAAAGTAATATGTAATGGAACCACTGTATGGGAGAAAAAAGCAAATAGTATTTTTGAAGATGGAGTATTCAATATAACTCCTAAGAGTTATGGAGATTGGAAACTAAATTCTAGCGGTAGACCTTATATAGAACCAACATACGATGGAGCTTATTGGGGTTGGGCATGTTCTTTACAATATTTTACAGAAAAAGCCCCCAGAACAATGAAAGCATTAGAAGTTTCTGTAGATGTTACAGGGGTGTCAAAAATTTCTGTATTATTATCTAAATTTGGTGTTGAAGCATCTGAGAACGCACATGCATTTAATTATACATATTTAACATGTGGTTCATTGTCAAATTCAGTTAATGTATATGCTGTAACAGGAGCAAAATATGCAAATAATACTACATTATCTTTAGATGTATCATCTTTATCTGGAGTCCAAACTGTTAAAATTTATATGTATATAGTTACTAACACCAGCACCGCATATAATTATACAGCAAGCTGTTTTACAACTATTGAAAATATTTTGATGTCGTAATTCTAATCAGTGTTCGCTAAAAATCAATAATACTCTAGAGGTGTTAACACCTCTAGAGTATATATTTTTATAATTATTAATAATGATTTAGCTGGTTATGGTAGTGGTACTAAAGTAGCAGCTAAAGCTACATCTGCTACTAGTGCTAGATATGCAACAACAGCAACAAGTGCAGGAAGTGCTAGTAAAGCTACTAGTGCAACTAGTGCAACATATGCTACTACCGCTACTAATGCAGGTACATCTAACTATGCTAAGAATGCTCCTACTTATCAAGGTGCTACTACAGCAGCTGCTGGAACTAAAGGTTTAGTGCCTGCTGCTACTACTGCTACTAAAGATAGTTTCTTACGTGGTGATGGTAAATGGGCTACACCTAGTAAAGCTACTAGTGCTACTAGTGCCAGATATGCTACATCTGCTACATATGCAGCTACTGCTAATTATGCTAAGAAGAGTAATATTAGTATGAGTGTATCTGGTACTACTCTTACTATTACATTTTAAAGAGGTGATAGTATGAGTATAAAAGTTAATGGAACTGAAATACCGGTTTCTGGTACTATAAAAGCAAATAATACTAATATTACAAAAGTTGTTGCTAACGAAGTTGTTGTATGGGGAGCAAGTACACCATATACTATTACAGATTTTACAAAATATAATTGGACTTATTCTACTCAATCTGGAGATGATAATGATTATCAAATATTACAAAATGAACTTCGATTATATGCAAAAAAGAGTCCAAATGTTGGTCATGCTGCACAAACTAGATTAACTGCAACTTTACCAACAGGTGGATGTAATAAGATGAAAGTTGAATACTATGCATATGATGGATATTCAGCTTATCAAGCAGTAACTGATAAGTTTCATATTTATAATACAACATCTGTAGCTCAGGCTGAAAGAAGAACTATCGTTTTTGATATATCTGGAGATAATATAAATTTTTATATACATGCAACAGATGGTACAGCATATTTTACAGCAGAGCTTAAAATATATTCTATTGAATTTTATAATGAATAATGATTTTTAATAATGGATGTATCTTGATATTATGATATAATACTGTTTTAAAAATCAATATATTTTGTGTTCGTCAAAATATACGTCTCCAGAGGTTTTTAAACCTCTGGAGATATTTTAATTCTTAATAATGATTTAGCTGGATATGGATCTGGTACTAAAGTAGCTGCTAAAGCAAGCAGTGCTACATCAGCAGTATATTCTTCTACTGCTAATTATGCTAAATCTTCAGCTGGTGCTACTACTGCATCTAAAGCAACATCTGCTACTAGTGCTACTTATTCTAGTACTGCTAACTATGCTAAAGCTGTACCATCCACAGTAGCTTCTCGTATTAGTACATTAGAAACTGGAAAAATCGGTTTTGGAGATGGTTCTGCTTATTTACCTGGATTACATTTTGGAACATCTAGTACTGCTATTCCATATATTTATCACGAAGATGATAATATTATTTTTAGATATAAAGATAGCACCACAACACAATATACCAATATAAAGGGTATTGTACAAAAAATTGGTGCATTAGAAACGTCTTTTCAGGGTGGCTGTAATACAATAATGCAGGCGGTTACAGCTAAAGGTAGTACGCCTGCAAGTAATTCTCCTGCAGATATTGCTACTGCTATTGGAAAAATAGCATCTATAGAGTCATCTTCAATGTCTGTTACTTGGTCTGGTTTAGCTTCTGCAATAGCACCTCAAGTAACTACTGTCAATACAGGAGATGCAACAGCTTCCAAAAGTATAACATTAGCGGCAGGAAAAACATATATTCTGTTTTGTGTAGCTTGTGGTGCTGTAGTTTCAGGATATTCTGCAGATAACTGGCAAAATGCTTCATCATATCCAAATCAGAACTGGAGAATACAATCATTTACAGTAACTTCTAATAAAACTAATAATACTATTGAAGTAATTACTGAACAAGGAAGTATGGTAGCAGGAAATGGTACATTTGCATATAAAATTGTAAGAATTAAAAGTACTGTTTCTCAAACAATTACAGCAACAGGACGAGTTACAGGATTTTATAAACCTTCAGTTGCTGTTGGTATATGTCAAATTTATGCTCAATAGTGTTCGCTTTATCAAATTAAAAAGTTCTCTAGGGTTTATCACCCTAGAGAACAATTTCATCATAATTACATTCAGAATATGAACTATTTTTAACTACAATAATACTATTGTCAAAGAAAGAAAATATAGATACAGGAACTTTAAAAGAACATACTTTAATTCTATTATCATATTTTCCATCTTCAAAATTATATATATCTGTATAGTTATTACACATTACAATCTGATACATATTTGTTTTATCTACATTATAATCACGATATACAAATACATCAAAGAATTCATTTTTTATTTTATAATGTAAATGATCATAATCATGTTTAGTAACAGGAAGTATCTTAAATTGATTATCATAATAGTTTACTGAATCTAATTCGTTAGCTATCATTAAATCTATAGAATCTCTTTCTGTTTTTGTTAAATCGCTATAAGAATATATATGTTTAAGTATTTCTACTATGGTTTCATTTGATATCATAACAAAGTCTCCTTTCTTAAGACTCCCCTTATTACAAAGTTGAATATTATCTAATAATGATTTAGTTGGATATGGAGATGGTACTAAAGTAGCAGCTAAAGCTACTAGTGCTACATCAGCAGTATATTCTTCTACTGCTAATTATGCTAAGAATGCTCCTCAATATAAAGGTGCTACAACAGCTGCAGCAGGAACTAAAGGATTAGTACCTGCAGCTACCACTGCAACTAGATTAAAATTCCTTAGAGGTGATGGTACATGGTCAACACCTCATGAAGGTACAGCAACATATGCTGGTTCTGCAGCTAAAGCTACATCTGCTACTAGTGCTACTTATTCTAGTACTGCTAATTATGCTAAAGCTATACCTAATTATAAAGGAGCTACTACTGCAGCATCTGGAACTGCTGGTGCTGTACCTGCTGCTACTACTGCTACTAAAGATAGTTTCTTACGTGGCGATGGTAAATGGGCTACACCTAGCAAAGCTACCAGTGCTACATCTGCTACATATGCAGCTACTGCTAACTATGCTAAAAAGAGTAATATTAGTATGTCATTATCAGGTACTGTTCTTACTATTACCTATTCATAGAGATGAGGTGATAGTATGAGTATAAAAGTTAATGGAACTGAAATACCTGCTGCAGCAGGTAATATTAAATACAATGGTACCAGTTTAACTAAAGTGATATGCAATAACACTACCGTATGGCAAGTTGTAACTGAAAAATGGATTGTAAAGGATGGTGTATTACAATCAGGTATAACTACACCTACTTTTTCTTATCAAGGACATTCAATGGGAACTGGTACTCTAAATATTTATGGAAAAAACACATATGGTCTTGTAGGGCATGTAAATGGTAATGGTGGAGCATGGTCTATGAAAACTGGTGCTATTGATACTAATGGTGCCAGTACGTTAGAAATAACAATTAGTTCAAATACAACAGGTGATGCAGCACCTAAATATTTATATACTAAAATTTATAGTGGATCCACCTTAATTGAAACAAAAACAGCATCTTCTACTACTGTTGTAAATTATGTATGTGAGTTAGCTGGTACATTTACTTATTCAATAAATATATCAGGATACTCTTCCATTTCGATTGAAATGCTTACTAACAATCTTGCATCATCTAATAACTGGATACGTTTTGGTATTGTTAATGCAGTATTAAAATAAAATATTTTTGTGTTCGCTAAAAATCAATAATACTCTAGAGGTGTTAATACCTCTAGAGTATATATTTTTATAAATCTTAGTGTAACAAGTTTATATCTTGATTAATAAAAATAATAGGGATAGCTGTTTCCAGCTATCCCTAATCTTTGCTCTAATTACAACAACATTCTTCAACTTTATCTTCTAATAACCCAATCATTAAATTATATATTGATAATTTTACATCTATATTCTTAACATATCCTGCAAGATTATTCATATCAATTTTCATAGATATTATGCATTGGTTCAACATAGCATGTTGAGCAAACATTAAACTTGGAGATATAATACATTCTATACGTTTTTTATCGTTGCTGATAATAATTTCTTTTAGATATCCAGCTGGACAATTATACATACAGATCAAACTACCTTCAAGTTTATTAAGATCTATAGATGGTAATCTATCGTTAGAATTTATATTATTATATAAACAGACAGATTGATCATCAAAAGGTAAAGTTACAGAAATTTCAGAGAATTTAATAATGGTACCATCGTTCATAATATATCATCCTTTACTTAAGATTTATACAAACGTCTTATTTCTTCTGTCAAAACTTCTAATTTCTTATAATGATCTTCGATTAATATATCGATAATATCATCTAAACGATTACCAATTGCAGATAAGCATTCATCAGAATTATATTTATTTACATCATCCTGAAAAATAGTAACAGCATCGGTAGTATTAAAATAGAAATTGATAGAAATTTCTTTAATAACATGACGTTTATTATTCTCAAGTGCAGTCTTTTGTCTTTGTAACTCGTTTATAGCAGCAACAATTTTATCATATTTCTCTCTTAATTCGTCTACTTTTCTAAGACATAAAAGAGTTTCGTCAAGATTATGAATCTCTCCAGGAGACATAATTTTATGATTCTGCCAATCTAATAACTCTAATTTTTTAGACAAATTATTCACCTTCTTTCCCATAGCATCTTTTATAAGTTTATAAGTTATCCTATTTACTTTCTCTTGTAGCAATGTCATACAATTCTCCCATTTCTTTATCATAAGCTTCATATGCTTTGATAATTTCATTAACCTGTTCTTCAGGAATTTGATGTATTATAGAGAAATATTTTCCAATATCATTACCCTGAGATTGTTTCATAGTTGTAGGATACATTGTGCCCAAATCAATAGCAAGTTTTTGAGGATATAATGTAGGTAATCCGGAAATTTCAATTTCATATTTTCTTTCATATCTATATTTATTTTCAAGATAATCTTCACATATTAAAGCAGCAAATGTTACACTTACACCTTCTGTAATTGTTTGAACACTGAGGACTAAATTGAGATTATTCCAAAAATCTGGAACTTTTTTACTTGCAATAATCATACCCGGTTTAATAGTTTCAATATTAATATCTTTAACAGGATTTTTTATCATTGCTTCTATGTATGATTCAAAATCTAATTTAGGATAAATAAAAGATAAAACATGTGATAATCCATCTACATATCCATCCATATATGCTGTCGCACAATCTTCATCATAACCATTATTTTGTAATAAATCTATATCTTCATTCTTTGAATAAGATCTCTGTACTATTAATTGAGCTAATCTTTTTACATCTTTAATTCCTTTGATCTGTTCTACAGGGTTCATAGTATTTCTCCTTTTTGAAAAAAGTCTAATTTATATTAATGTCAAAATTTGTATTATTTTCTACATTTTACTTTATATTAATTATATCACTCAAGGAGGTTTATACTATGGGAACTATTATTACAGAAAATTCCTTAATTACACAGATTGAAGATGATTCTGCAACAAGATTAGAAAAAGAACAGGAGTATCTTGATTACATTAAAGAACATATTGATTTTGTAAACAAAGCATTTAATATGTATATGCTTAATCTTTTGAGCATGAACAATATTTCTACATTAGTGTCAGATGAAGATTTAATAGGAGCTATTAGAAGATTACATCCTTTAATTCCTACTCATGATGCTAGCAAATTTAGTGACAGTGAATTTGATGGATATCGTATGAAATGGTATGCTACTAAAGCAGAACAAGCTAAAATGTCTGAAGATAAAGAATTTGAACAAATTGTATCTGAAAGATATGATAAGTGTTGGGAACATCATTATAGAGTTAATGAACATCATCCAAAACATTGGGTAGATCCTGAAACAAACATTGCTCAGGATATGAGTTTAGATGCAATTATAGAAATGCTTTGTGACTGGGAAGCGATGAGTCTTAAATTCGGTACAAGTACACTGAAATGGTATGAAAATGATGCAAAAGATGAAAAAGCTGCATTATCTCCAAAAACAAAAGAAATTGTAGAGGATTTATTATATAACGTTCTTCATAATTCTATTTCTAAGTATTAATTTTGTAAATGTAAATCTTCTTATTTTGAATTATATATTATATCTATGATATATAACAAAGGAGGTTTATAATCATGACAAAATTGGGAAATAAAATTAGAAATGTATTGGGAGATATAACAGTGGAGGATCTGATAGTATGTCCAATAGATGATCATATGACTATTGGAGTTCAAGGAATAAAGATAATACTACCATCTATAGAAATAAAGAACTTTAAAAGTAGACCTATAGTTCTAACAAATAATAATATAATGATCGATCCAACGTATTTAATCTTCTAATTCTAAAAACAAAACATTGTCCCAGTAGACTTTAACAGTCTACTGGGATTCTGCTTTTGTTCATACAACGTCTGTTGATAAGTTGACCTTTATTTTTTCTATTCCTACTTTGATAAAAGAAACTATAAAAGAGTGGGATATTGTAGTAAGAATCACATATTCTACTAACTGTTTTTGTATTCAATTGTACCAGTTTCTTTTATGAAGTACTTTACTCTGCTTTTTCGACTTCTTCGTCATCGTCACTTTCAACAGCTGTATCATCTTCAACATCCTGAGAAATTTCGGCAGTATCTTCAACTACTTCTTCAGAAGCAGCTTCAATTGATTCATTAACCGGAAGAGTATCCTCAATTTTGTTTTCAGTTACATTTTCTGAAACTTCTTCAGTCTGTTCAGATTCTTCTTTATCGGTATCATCTGTAGATCCAACGATCTCATCTACAGGTGCAACGATTTCATCTTTCTTTTCTACATCTTCAGCACCAGGAACCTTTACAGTACCATGGTCCTTAGATTTCTCCTGAGCACAAAATGCTGCCCAATCAGCCTCAGCAATATAATTTTCTCTGTGTACTCTGTCTACATTATCAATTGTTACTCTTTCATTGATTCCTTCGTTTGCAAATCTACGATACACAGATGCATTCTTAAGACAGATTAAAACATCTTCCTTGGTAAGATACAGACTCTTATTAGTTCTTACAACTTTAGCAGAACCAGAAAGCCCAACAATAGTTTTTCTGGGTTTTACAGTATAAAGAAACATATCTGACATGTTTTTGCTCTCCTTTCGAGTTCATTTTTTCTTCATGATTTATATTTTTGTTTATCGAATAATAAATGACAAGGAGATTTTTATATCTCCTTGTCATAATATATTTTGATCAAGATTACAGTTCTTTGTCATTAACAACCATGTCGATTAATTCATCATCGTCATAGTCATACTGTAAATCAACTTTAGGATCATTGTTATTAGCGATGCTTTCGATATCTTCATCGTCATCATCACCAAGTAAATAATCATCAGCATTCTCAATCATATAATCAGCTACTTCACAAGCGAACTCTGAAGCATTCTCTTCCATAAGTTCCTCTGCTGTAAAACTAGCAACTACTGCTTCAATAAGACTAGCATATTCAGGATACTCATAATTCTCTTTTACTTCTTCCTGATTTTCCTGAGCAGCTTTCTTCTTATCAGAAATCTTCTTAGCAGCGATTGCAGCACCTGCTCCAGCAGCAGCTACACCAACACCGATACCAGCAGCTTTACCAGGATTATTCTTGACCCAATTTCCAGCACCTTTAACAGCACCAGCAATCTTATCTTTAATACCTGTTTTAACTTCAGGAGCAGCATTCTTAGCCTGGTTTCTTTCTACACCTCTCTTAAGACTTCTCAATGCAGATCTTTCAGAGATAATATAGTTTGCAGTTTCGATTACTAATTCAGAAGCATTTTCTAAGTTAATTTGTTCATCACTCATAGCAGCAATAACTGCTTCACAGATTTCCTGATATTCAACATACTCATCAAAAGCTTCAACATTACCTTCAGATGCTTCATAAATAGCATCAGCAGCTTCAAGAACAGATTCATTCATAGCATCAGCAAGTGCTAATTTCTGAAGACCAGTTTTCATTCCACCGATAAGATCTTTGTAAGAATCTTCCACTTCCTTAGAAGCTTCCTGCTTGATATCAATATCATTTGAATCATCATTTACACGAACAGAATCAGGAACGATATCCTTATTCATAGATTCTACTCCATTATCAAGAGTCTGATCATCAATATCTTTATGAATATCTCCTGATGCAGATTCCATTGCTGCTCCCATAATTCTGTTAGCAACACCTTCAACATTCTTATCCGGAGCTACTTTACCATCTCTTGCTTCCTGATCAGAATCATCTGCAATAGGATCTTCATTAGCAGCACCTTTAGTCTGATTATCGATAACTTCAGATTTAACACCTTCAATGTTATCCTTGTTGTCCGGATCTACTTTACCATCTCTTGCTTCAGCATCTGCACATTCACTGATAAGATAATCAGCTGTGTTAATAGCAATCTGGCTAGCATCTTCAGACATAATTTCTTCTTCACTCATGAAACCGTTAACAACAGCTTCTACAAGTTCTTCATAACCTTCATACTCTGCATTTTCTTTACAGCAATCATTTTTCTGATCAGCAAATTTCTGAGCAGAAATTTCCATAGCTTTCTGAATAGCAGTCTGCTGAGCAGTTTCATAACCTAACTTAGTCATGTCATGTGCCTCACTTTCTTTGGATTTTTCTTCGCCAGTAACTTCTTTACCATCACCAACTTCACCGCCTACTTCAAGATCTGTATCTTTAGATCCTTCAGCAGGTGCAGGTTCATGATCAGCTTTACCATCTCTAGCTTCAGCATCATCCTGATCTTCTAACATATCAGTTTCCTCTAAAATAGAGTAATCAAAGTTAGGACCAGTTAAGAGTTCTCCAGACTCATCAACACCAGCAATGAAATCGATAATAGTATCATCATTATCAAAGAGAAGATCAAAATCTAATTCGTCCTGTGTGCATTTAGCAAACACAGAATCCATATTCTTTGCTACTTTCATTGTAGTTCCTCCTTATAGGGATTATTTTGTTATATATCAGCAAATAATGCTAGATTTTATATACATGTTCATTTTAATGCTTTTTCAATAGCAGTTTCAAGGCATAAAATGAATAAAGGTATCAAATAAAAGGCTTTATATGATACATCAAACCTAATATTATTGATACTTTCTATCTCTTTTGTAGTAAAATCTTCATCATAGAAATGTTTAACAATAATATTTTTCCATAATTCGATATCTTCTACAATAGAATCAACTTCTTCTACCAATTTATGATCCTGTACTCTAAAGATAATATCATCTTCTAAGCAACAAGTACTATATCCACCATCAAGATTTGTATATCTAGCTTTAAAATAAGTTTCAAATCTAGAAGAGAAAGTAGTTCCATAACCTATAATATTCATAGGTTGAACAGCTCTATCAGATTTAATCAACATATTCTTATCTCTCTTTTCAAATGCTCTGAATAATGTATTGTCATAATCAATAGAGAAAGTTTTATCAACTTGTAATTGATGTCCTACATGAATATATGAATCATTTCCATTATTAAGAATCTTATTTCTAATAAGAAATTCTATCATATATTCATCATATATTCTCCACTCAGTTACATCCATATAGATAAATGTTTGTACATACTGATTGTAAAATAACTCGTTAAAAGTTGTTTTCAGTTTAACAGCAATCTCATCCATTGTTTTTGCAACATCATACTTAGTATTTTCTACTACTTTAGCAATATTGGTTCCTTCTCTCTTTTCAATCATTCTATAAGAACCAACTACCTGTTCAAGTAATCTTTCATGATCTACATACTCAAGCTTATAAGTAATTTTATAAACATTAGATCCATTTTCAAGAGTATCCTTCTGAATATCTGTTACAATGAATAACCAAGTAGAATCAGTAATATGCTCTACTTCAAAATAATCACCTTCTGTAGGTTTGATAGTATTAGGAAGAATATAACATTCTCCTGTAATTTTATCTGCCTCTAATCCAAATTCATCATTTTCAGTATTCAACTCTATTCTTGTAAACCCGTAGAGCATAAAATCATCAATCTTATTAAATCGTAGCGGAGATTTCTTACCAATATTATCATAACTTAACTTAGAACCAGGATCTAATGTACTAGCTTCTTTGTTAATATTATAATAAGTTACGATAGTAGGCTTCTTATCGCTTAAACTGTAAAATGGATTCTTTATTAATGCACCATGAAACTGGGTGACTTTTTCTACAGAATCATGATAAGTAGTTTCTAAAATCTTACCCAAAGTACTACACCTCTCTTTCTCCAGTATTACATTAATCTATTGTGAAAAAATAAACTCTAGGGCTTGTGTACCCTAGAGTTTATTTGTTATTATAAATCAGTATCATCATCAATCCCGTAGCATTCTATTTGATACGGACATCTTTCACAATTTTTTGCATTCACGCACACAGGTTTCTGTTTTTCAACCTTAATATATCTTGCTTTATTATGGTACCATTTATATCCAATAAAGCATGATACCAATATAATCATAATTGGATAAATAATCTTCTTCATCTGTTATACTCCTGTCATATAATAAGGATTTAATGGTTGAATAGCTTCTTGTATTTTATCTGGACTAACTCCAAAATCTTTCTGTCCAGGAAATGTATTTCTATGCAAATATACAGGAATATTCATGGGAAAGAAATATTGAGCTATTTTTTGTATTTTAGTTGTAGCACCATATTTATCATTATCGGGATAAAAATGTAATTCTACTAAAGGCAACTTATAATTTTCGATAAAATACATAGCTATAGCTTTATAGTTTGAACCTGCAATGCAAGTATATATACCAGGTTCTTCTTTTCTTACGTTTTTATATATAGACAGAATATCAAATGGTCCTTCTGCTATATGAATCTTAATTCTATTAGCATCCAGAACATTGATAGTTGTAGGTATAGTATAAAATCTTTCAGAAGTATCAAACTTGTCAAAGATCTTATAGTTTATATATCTCTTATCTATACCTTCATAAACTAATCCTTCATCACAGATTCGTCTCATATTAAGAAAAGCATTATCTATTGATAAAAATCCCAAGAAATTAATATCTAACTGATCTACTATATTAGCATTTCTAGTTAAATTTGTTACTCCATTGTCTCTTAAAAGATCTTTCAAATTTAAAATAATCTTCAGCTTTCTTAAATCCTCATAACTAAAATTAGTTCCTAATCTTTCGTTTATATACTTCAACTTTATAGCAGACACATTTGTATCAGATGTAGTTAGACATCTCATAATATAATGAGTCTTATCAGTATATTTTCTCATAGAATTTACATCACAATGTTTATTATGATTAATTAATTCTATAGCAACTTCATCATTGTATATATCCCATTCAATGAGTTTCTTGTAATTCATTACTCCACTAGAATGACATTTATGACAATAATATAAACTAGGTTCTTTTTCATTTTGAGGTATAGAGATATAAAAATGCTTAGAACTAGCACTCTTTCCGTCCGGACAAAAGAAACATCTACAATTGATTTGTCTACCACCACTAGCAATAATAGCAGTAGGTATCGAATTCAAAAGATGACTTCGATATAATTCTGGACTTATCATATTTTGCTCCTATAAATAAAATACAGAGATAGATTTCTCTATCTCTGTATAAGAATTAATCATTAATCTATTACATTCATATTGGCAATTTTGTCAGCAGCTTCTGTTTTGTATAAAATCATAGCAACCGCAATTACAACCAGTGTAGCTGCAATGCACCAATCAAACAACAATGCTATAAAATTGAGAACAAATAATCCTGCTAATCTTAAAGCACTAATTCCAATTTGAGCAGATGGTGCTAAGCACTGTGATAAATTCTGACAAATACCAACACTCTTCCAAAGCATAGCAATAGCTACAATTACAAATGCAATTCCTGCAATTCTCACCATTAATACAGCAATACATCTAAAAATTTTCGATATCATTTGATCCCACCTATACCTTTCTTGTTGTTTTAAATAAGTAGTGTATATAACAAAGTTTCCTCGATAATAATTCTACTTTCAACAGTAATCGGTGTTCCATTGAGATTAGGATCAAACGGATCTATTACAGAAAAGCTACTGGTGATAATTGTAGCAATTGTTCCAAGAATTTGCTGAAGTATCTTAGGATTTTTGTATTTGTCCACTACATAATTATAGTATTGTGAAGATTCCATTTCCGATATCTCTTTTTTATTGAGACTCTTTCTAGAAACAATCTTATTCACTTTACCAGAAATTATGTACGGCAAGAATCCCATAGAACTACCTTTAAGCATTCTCTTAGCACTGATGATAAGTTTGATATAATCATCATTGTTGATACTCTTGATAGATACTGTATCACCAAAGAACTTGTAAAAAAGATTAAATACAAGCTGCTTTTGGAAATTGTTGATGATTTCTCCATTGGAGTTTGTTAATTCTTTCTTATAGAAATTAATTTCATCCTCACTAAAAGGTCCATACTGCTTTTCAATACTATCCATAATATACTCATAATTATATTTCATCATAAGATATGTGGACTCATCTGCTTTTGTAAGATTTGCTTCAAATCTATCAAAATCTGATACATTATCTTCACCTTCTCGCTTAGATGATGATAAAGATACATATGAATATTCATACTGAATATCTGTAACCTGATACTTATTGCTCTTCTGAATACTAGTATAATTCAAAGATACCATATTCTGAGAAAAAGTATACTTAGGCATAATATTCAAGATAATATTTCTTACTGCACCCATAGAATGAGTAATCGTATCCTTACCTCTAATATCCTGCTTAGCCCAAATAACTGCATTATTCTTAGCATTTCTATTTACATTTGAAATACTAGTTTCATAAAGTTTGCTGGTAATATTACAATGAGAAAACTGAGGTGCATAAAGAATATTATCATATACATCAAGTAAGAACTCATCGATATCACCAATCTTTCTTGAATAAGCAAAGTGGCAGATAATAGGAATACAGAGATTCATCAAAATACTAGCTTGTAATAATGTTTTTGCATGTCCATCTGTATACTGTAACTGCGGATTATTTGCAGATTTATATGATAATTCCAATGCATAATTATCATCAACCATTCTTCTTACTTTTTCAAATATACTCGGCTGCAAAATATAACGATTAATGTCAAACATAAAATTCTGAGTAGAATACTGTCCAACGCAATCAACCATAAATTTCAAGTAACAAAGATTTGTAAAATATTCTTTCTCTGCATCATAGAACTTTTCAAAGTAATTTGCATAATGACAACAATGATCTCTAAGTAAATCTGAATTATACGACTTTTTAGGCTTAATCCAGAAATAATTGATACGATGAGTTTGATCTTCAAGATGATAGTAACTAGACACAGGTGCTACTACAATATCTTTTGCATTGGTAAAAATAACATCTTCTGCTGAAGGTTTCCACTCATCAGCTAATGGTATTACATTTTTCTGTGACATATTTGTTGCTGCTCCTTTATCATTTTTGACAGATTAGAATACTTTCCATCTATCAGAATTATAATATATAATTCTATTTCCGTTTCGTTCTTTTGGTAGTTTTTGTTGTTTTGACCATAGAAGTAGTTTTAACATTACTTCTACCAACTTTCTTGGTATATTTAACTGCTAATTCAGAATCTTTCTTTTTAGCAGCTTCTTCTTCTCTCTTGGCTTTCTTCTTTGCAATCTCTTTCTTTCTACTAAGTCTCTCTCCAGCATCTTCTCTTTCACCAAGTTTCTGATCTGCAGGCATTACTGTAGCTATAAGATTGCCTATATCTAAAACACTTGCTTGTGCTTTGAATTTATCTATATCATTAAAAGATCTAAGCTTCATGAAAAGATAAGCAAAATAAATACTCTTTACATAACCAACTTGGTTGGCAGGATTCTTTTCTTTAGCAGGTTCTCTTAATGCTTTTTGACTCATTTTATCTGCAAATTGATTAATAAATAATCCTTTGCGACTAAATACATATGCGTAACTGTAAACAAATGATGGATCATTTGAATAAAATCTTACGTTGTATTTAAATAGATTATTTCCTGCTTCTTTTACAGTATGATCGGCAGAAAATTCTATAATAGTATCATAATAAAATCTTTCGATTGTTTCTGATGGAATCTTAAAATAAGCATAATACTTATGATTCTCCTCATCTTTATAGAGGAAATAATTGATAACACCATGCTCTCTTAACAATAGAGCATTAAATTTCTTAATATAACTACTTCTCATGGATTCTCGCATTGTTGCTGTCAATATAGGAGACTGCATAGGATTAGTTATATATTGTTCCATTGTAAGTTTCATTTTACAAATCACCTCTCTTGGAGTTATATGGGTAGCCATATAATAGGCTACCCAATATTAACTCTTTATATCTTAATATCTGTTAAGATTAGGGTGCTGAAGTAAACACTGATTACATGTAACCATCATTGTGATAATCTTAGCGATAGTATCAAGGATATTAATATCCAGCATGATAGAACATAATACTTCAGGATTTTCTTCATCAGTCTTAGGAAGCATACCGGAAGAAATATTGTAAGGCTGACCATTCTTTAAGCTTTCAAGAATATATTCTTTAACAGTAGATTCATTCATTTCTACAGTAGAATAGAGAATAGTACTAATCTCTGTATAAGCAGTAAAGATGATTTTAGCAATATCTTCTTCAATATCAGAAGTAGACTCATCATTGAAAATTTCTGAGTATACATTTAAAGCTGATAGCATACCTTCAAAGTTTGCTGCATGTCCTACACCATATAGAGATGCAGATTTACAGTTCTTAATAGCATCTTCAACTAAGTCTTTTTCCATATCTCTTTCAGCAATAGTTACACCACCTACAAGATAGTCAACCATATTAGCCTTAAGAGCAGATAATCTCTTCTTAAGAAGACCAATAGTTCCAGCATTTTCAGAACCTTTAGCCTGTTCAATTTCTGTTTCTAAGAAATTAACCATAGCTGTATAAATAGGATCTTTATCTCCATCTTCTCCAATCATATGTACCGGATTAATAAACTTGGTTTTCTTAGAATCAGCAACAACCAATTCAGCTTTACCAGCAAATGTTACAACATTTTCAACTGTAGGGGCAATACCTGCAGCCACATCTTTCTCATATGCTTTAGCATCAATATATTTACGGATGCTCTTACATCCACAAAGATTAGCAATATCATCCATAATAACTTCATCTGAAGCAATTACATCAGTAATGATAAGAATAGGAGGCTTAGCTGCTTCTGCTCCAGCTTCATTATACTGATATAAATGATTAGCAAGCATCTTAAGAGTTGCTGCCATATCCTTTGATAATTTGGGGCATGTGATAACAGTAGGAATAGGATCTTCCTGATTACTTAAAGGCTCATAAATATTCTGCTGCAAAATAGCCTCAAATAAAGCAATCATATCCATAGAATCTACAGGGTCTACAAAATGGTAAACATTGGCATTGTGAATCTCTGCAGTATTATTAGCTTTATTATTGATATATACCGGATCAGACATACCTTCAGTGATAGTCAAACCATCATATACTTTCAATACAGTATCATTAGAGTTAGAAATACCTGCTGACAACTCCACATCCATACCATACTGTTTATAAACATCTGCAATATTCTGAGATACAAATGTATTACCATTTGTAGAAATCATAGCAATATTATAGATATCATCTACAGTACATTCTCTCTTTCTAGAAAGAATATCCTTTTTGATCTTATCTACAACCTGCTGGAATAATCTGCAGAGCTGGAAAGGTGGTACTTTATATTTCTTTTCAATCTTTGTCAATTTGTCGAAGATAATAGATGAGAGAATTACAGTAGATGTAGTACCATCACCTACTTCTTTCTCAACTGCTCTTGTAACAGATACAAGTTCATCTACAATAGACGCTTCGATTGGAGCAGAGTTAATAATATTAGACAAAACTTTCAATCCATCTTTTGAATAAGATGAAGAAATTTCTGACTGCTGAGCACCTTTTACAATCTTTGTATTGGAACCCATAGGACCAAATGTTTTGGATAAGAAATCCTTTGTCTGATTCAAAGTGATACTCTGGATATTTCTTAACTTTTCTCCACTTACAACGTTCACTGTATTTACAGGAACCTTGATCTCAATACTTTCATTGGACGTTTCTTCAACTGCAATGTCCTCTTTTTTGAAGATAATATCGGCAGCTAAATTATGTTTATTCACTACTTCCATTATTATTATATCCTCCTATAATATCCATTCGATATATATCAAATAGATTTATCTTATTTCCTTTTTTGTAAATCTCAAATACTTCCTCATTAGAGATATTAATATCATCATTATTATCATTGAGATTTCTAGCAGTTGTTGAAAAGTAAAAAGTTCTATTTTTTAATTCCCAAAACATTTCTGCTTCTTCCAAGTATTTAAAATAAAACTGTTCAAACTGATCTTTTAATTCAGGATGATTGGTCAATTCTTCAATACTTATAGACTTAATCTTAGATAACAATGGATCTTTATCAATAACTTCTTTCTGTGCTTGAGTATAATACAAAATTGTAGGAATTATTTCCGAAGAATTGATAAACTGTCTTACAAGATGGTATATATCTGTAGTAACAGCATAAGATAAAATTTCTGCTTCCCTTTCAGTTATAAACTCTTCATAACATTCATCAACAAATGCTCTTGATTCAACATTATCAATTTTAAGCAGACAATATAAAGGATTCTCTTCTTTTCTTTTATAGACCTCTGCAAGAATCTCAAAATATCTTTTATCTTTCTTTAGGTCAAATACATTTTCGTTCCTATAATTTATTAAGATATCTTTAATAAGACCCATATCTCTATCTACAATAGTATAGAAACTAATAAGTGGGGTGAATTTTATTTCAAATTCACCCCATAATCTACTAGCACTTTTAATCTGTGCAGCCATAGCTTAACCTTCCAATAAGTCTTCCATTTCTTCCAAACTTGTACTTCTTGAAGATGAAGAAGCATTGTCCAGGAAGTTGTTAGAACCTCTGTTACCACCATTTCCATTGTAAGACTGACGCTCAATTCCAAGCTTATCAAAAATCTGATCAATTCTTCTGTTCAATCTGTGAGTATCCCAACGAGCCATATCTGCTACAGCATATCCAACTGCACCATTAGAAGTTCTAGAGAAGTCTTCAATAGCATTCTTGAGCATTGTAATTTCTACTTCTTCATCAAATACTCTTGAAAGTTTGTTAGCGTTTACATCAGACCACTCAAGAGCATAGTTGTATTCATGATTAAGAGCAAATCTGTAAGACTCTGTAATTACACCATTACCGTCAAACTTACCAATGTTGATATAGATAATCTTATCTGCATCTGTAGAAAATGCAATGAAAGATACTTTTTCACCCATACCGGTATTTACACCAAATCCTCTTGCAGGATCAATATCATCTCCGGCTCTATACTTTAAGAAAGCATTCATCTGATCAACAAGTAAATGAGCTTTTGTAGGAGATAAGTAAATCTGAATTGCAGAATTGAACTTAAATCCTTCAGAACCAACTGAACCCAAATCAAGAATCATAAGACCGGAACGATAGTTGATAGTAAGCATATCATTCTTATTCTTAAATCTCAAACGAGAATAATATGTAGCTTCATAAGCCTTGTTAGAATTCTGAGAGCCGTTGGACTGGTAACCATTTGAGTTACCGTAATTGTTTTCATAGTTTCCACCGATTGCCATAGTTTCATTTCCTCTTTTCTTTTAGATTTTAATTTAATAGATAATAAATAATATAATGTAAATAATCTCATTATAGAAAAGTTATATAGGTAGTAAAAATAAATATCCCTAGGCTTGATAAGAGCCTAGGGAGAAATTAATAATATTATTCAGTATATTTTTCAATCTTGATTTTCTTCTTGAAGTAATTATGTCATAAATATAAATCATTTTATTTTTCAGCAGACATAATTTCTTTTATAGCATCGATTTCTTTATTGATAAACTCTTTTGACTTTTTGCAAGAATTTAAAATCATTGTTCTATACTGGTTCATAGAATTAGTTAAAGATTCCCCATTATTAATTTGCTCGTTAGCATCAGTGAGAATTTTAATACTTTTTAACAAAATTATACCAGTATTCAAAAGAGTAGGAATAACTCTTGAAATTCCATCTACTAATATTCCTCCATGTGTTGCTACTGTTGATACATAAGCTCTTAATAAATTTGGAATATCTGTAATTCTAACGCTTGGATAAAGCATACCTGATATTATAAACATTCTATATCCTTCTAATGCAATATTAAAGAAAATTAATCCTGAAAACTTCATAAGAATGCTAGTCACAGTTCCAAATGTTGTAGCGTCCATATTTTTAATATCTTTTTCCATCTTTTCAACTTCATCTAAAGCTTTTTCTAAATCATCAATAGCTGCTTTATACAATTTTGATTTTTTATTATTTTTTGCAGACTTTGTATATTTTTTGATATTTTTATGATAATCTTTATATACTTTGATAATTTCAGAATTTGAAGCTTCATTTAATAATTCGTCTTTTTTACATTCAATCAATAAATCAACATATTCATTTACAACCATAATAATTATTTCCTTTCTAAAAAAATAATATTTGTATTTTTATACTATTGTTATTCATATTAAATAGATTTATAATATCATCTATAGATTATATATTTATATTATTAATTAAGGTAAAAATAAATATCCCTAGGCTATTTTCTAGCCTAGGGATCAAAATTACATATTATTCAGCAGATTTCTCAATCTCAATTTTCTTCTCTACATTCTTAATCATAGCAGAAAATACTTTCTTAAGATCAGATACTACCATGAGCATCTTATTTCTGTAAAGGTTAAGAGCTTCTTTGCTAGTATCACCTTTTCTATATCTACCAAAGATTGCAACAAGACCTCTAATTTCTTTTACTAAACTAACGATAGATTTGAAAGTATTAGCTACCTGCAATCTCTTATTTGCTTTAACAACTTCCGGATCTCCTGCAGTATTGATTACTTTGTTTATATCATCAAGATAATCTGAAAACATATCCTGTACACCATTTTCAAAATCACTGCTATCAGGATCCATATGAACTAATTTACTCAAAGAACCTAACATACCAGATACAGTTTTCTTACCATCAATACCCTGTTTTCTTACCATCAATACCCTGTTTTTTAGCAAGATCTTTTGCAGCAAGTTTAACCATAAAATTAGGAATAAACATCTGAACTTTGCTGATAAATCTACCTACAAATAATCCAAAGAAAGCTGAACCTACAGTAAAATCCAATTTCTTGATATCATTTTCAAGATCATTTGTAGCTTTGAGAGCCTTCTTTAATTCTTCTCTCGAAGTTTCCCAATCTTTAGAACCATTTGCTTTACTTGCAGCATTCATATGAGAAATAATTTCTCCCATTCTATCTTTAAAAGCTTTGGTCATTTCGATATTTGCACCTTCAGAAACCATAATAAAAGGTTCTTCTTCTGTATATAGTGCATTCATAGTACATTCTAACATTGCATCTTTAAATTCAGATACAAGTTCAGGAGTTAATTCAACTTCTTCATTAATAGCTTCTCTTCTGGAAGCAATCATGTCATCAACATAACTCATTTTGTTTTTACCTCCATTTTTCTATTATATAATATATTATAGCTGTGACACTATTAATATAAAGTAAAAAGAAAAATATATTCAAAAATTATTACTTTATTATAAATATTATGAAGCAATAAATCTTAAATATATAAAAAATATATTACTAAAAGATAGTTCATATATATTCTATAATCTACTATTTATATATTGTATTGAAATAAATATAAAAAATAAAACTTCCCATAGAGGTTTAAACCTCTATGGGGATATTAAAGTTTTTGTAATTCTAACGGATTGTTAGCATAATATTTTGCAGCTATTCTATTAACAGCTGATATATCTTCCAAGTCTACAAATTGTAATTGTTTTGCTTCAGGACTATTTCTGTATATATGAAGCATATAATCAATATCTACAGCTTTATATCTAGCATCTATCATTGCTAAAGGATAATCAGCTAAATTAGGATTATTTAACACTTGAGACATCTGAATCTTTACATCTTCTGAACCAACCATACTGGTTATTAAATCTCTTGCTTTGTTGTTCTGTACAAGAGGTTTCAAATATCTTTCAGGCATCTTGGTCATACTAGCAAAGAGAGTATAATTTATAGGACTCATAGTTTGTAGTATATTGTAGCTACAATTTCTGATTATAGAAATTCTCTTCCAGAATTCTTCCTTAAAATTAGCTTTCTCATTGATAGGTAACATCCAAGATGTATCGCCCATAAATCCATCATTAGGATTTCTACTCTTATGAGGAGATAAATAAGAGGTCCATCTATATTTAACAACCAGCTGCATTGGATAAAAATCTTTTGAAATTATCAGATTAGGATTTGGATCATTAAGCATCTCTATAATATGAGCAATAATTACTGCTACTTCAAAATTCTGTTCTGAATCTACATAATATATTGCAGGTAGATAAGGACATAATATTTTCAACAGTTTCATATTGTTCTCAATAACACCTAATGTCTGAGTAATCTGAGTTTTTCTCTTAAATTCTGCATTATACTCATTAACAAACTTACAGTTTATATCACAAGTATTCAATGAATTAATCAAGAAAAATCTAGTATCAACTCCTATATATCTGAAGAACTGTCTATAATGAGCACATAAATTGATAATACCAGCAGATATATCTGTAATATTATCAAATATAATACGGTTATGCTCACTATATAAACCATGCAATATAGAATTGAGATCAACAAAGATATTTAACTTTGTAGCTTCTGCAATACTAGAATTACCATATGTTTGGTATACTAGATTTCTTAATAAATCATGTTTTGTATATGCTCCATAGATGACACTTGAAAGATTGATCTTTATTCCATCATCTCTTCCCATTATTCATCATCCTCATCATCTTCATAATCATTTCCAGAATCTTCAGATAAAAGAAGATCTCTCATATCAAACATTTCTCCATCACTTCCTGCATCAGGATCATCATTGATAGTTTTTGCTGCTTCTAAGAAATCATCTCTTTCTCTTACAGCTTTAAGAATTTCTTTTGTTTCACCAAAACCAGCTTTTACCAAACCAACAGCGAGTTCTCCAGGACCTTCAGGTGTACTGAATGTGTATCCTTTTCCAACTTTTTCTTCTGCTCCACTGGTATAGATTTTTCTAATCTCTACTTTTGCTTTACTTTCATCAGGTTCACTACCTTCTTTAACCCATTGAGATAATCTTACTACCCCACATGTAGTTCCTTTTTCATCAAACGGAATATCATAATCCTTAAATACATGGTATCTTAAACTACTTGCATCTCCAAAAGCCATTTTTATATACTCTCCTTTATATTAAAGATTTTTATATTATCGTTATATAGAAATCAAAAAATAATTTGAGCCTAGGGAATTAAACCCTAGGCTCGCCTCATTCATGTTTGTATCACTCGCAACAATTCCTGATCGAATTATTAACGAATGATGTTGCTGCCCATAGCACCGATACCAAGAGACTCGTAAGTCTTCTTGATGTTCTCAGAGAACGCCTTGGTGATAGACAATACATAGTTAGGACTCTGCTGTCCTGCAGGCATTGCAGGGCTGTTGAATGCAAGATTGCTCTTAACTTCAACACCATAGTCAGAATCATCTTCGCTGCCCCAAAGCTTAGCACAGATACGACGAGGATCGATACCGGTAATCTTTGTTAACTGAACGGCTGCGTTAGGATTGTAGAAGTTTGCTGCTGATCTGTCAGTAATATCACTTACAAGGTTGCCCCACTGAGGCTTGCCATTGTTGTAGAAACGAGGATGAAGTAATTTTGCAATTACGTCCTTGCCATCTTCAGTGATCTTATAACGATCTCCTTCTCTCATCTGACGATCACGATTTCTAGAACGATCCAGAATCGTATTACCAGCTGCCTTACCATCGCCACGCTCACAAGCGTATACACCATCCTCAGTAGGACGAGTATGATTGAAGTACATGCTCATTACAGGAACTCCGTTTACTACCTCAAAGGTACATCCAGCATAATCAGCAAAACCTGCTCTATAGAGCTGGTTAGTCAGCTTACAAAGCTGTACGGAAGTAATGATCTTACCGCTGAAATCTTCTTCAAACGGAAGAGGATTCATCTCGATAGAATAAGGTGTTCTGGTTTCAGTTTCGGTTGCGTTGTTTTTCTTTACATCGCTCATTTTAGGTTCCTCCTAAATAATTTATTTAACAACGGGAGATATCTATCATTTCTCATTAGTCATCTTAGTTGTGACTGTGACTGTAAGTATGTTCGACCGAGTATTTATACCACTACAAAGTGACACAAATTGAATATACCTATAAAAATAAGATGCTACGGAATGTGATTCTTCCTCGTTATTATCATTAATATATTATATAACCATAATTAGCTTTACTATTCTGGCTATTTATTATTATCTTTGTTGTACTTATTGTAAAAATCCATTTTGAATTTTGTACTGAAATCCATCTGTTTAGATTTTTCAACAAGATCTGCTTCAAAAAACTGACCTTCAATTGTATATACAACAAGATATAATTTGTTGGTATTATCTCTCAGTAAGAGATATCTGTTCTTCTGATAATCACCAAGATTAATATCATGATCATATTCAACAAATGCTGCCTCAGAGATATTCTCTTTATACTGCATAGATAACCAGTATTTTAAATCTTCTCTTGCTACCGGATATTTAACTTTACCATCTACAGATTCTTTTTCTTCTAAGAAATCAGCAATAGTAAAGTTTACTGCTGTAATGTCGAGCATTTCATTAATATCATACTGGAAATTATTCTGAGACAATAATGTTTTTAGATCTTTACACCAACCACCATCTTCTGAACGGAAAGCTAATTCAGGTTTCTTAGTAGCTTTTACATGTCTCTTATAAAGATCTGATAATACTGTATTAAACTTGTTAATATCCATCATTGGATATAGATCTTCTAATGTATCTGTCCTATAGAAATTGATAAAATCAGAATATTCAATATTATCACAAGCAAACATGTATCTGTAATCAAAGTTACTAGGACAGTTATTCTGATTTACAGCAAGTCCAACCATCATCTGAGATTCGTCATTGATAAAAAGATTATACCATATATCAGTGATACTTTGTCTACAAGCAGCAAAAGGAATTTGAGAAATCTTTAATTCTAAATTTAAGTACTTTGTAGCAGATATGATAACATCTTTTGTTATCTTTCCTCTTTCATCTTTAACCCAAACAGCTGATACTGTAAGTATTCCATCAGGTTTAAGAGGATGATATTCTGATAATTCAGAAACTCTTACTTTTTTCTTTTGCTGAACATTATAATCGTATATAATAATTTCTGTAGGATCAGGGGTAGCGGCTGTAATTTTGAATGGCTTTCTCATACCTACAATTCTTATCATATGAATAGAACCATTTCCTAAGTCTTTAAATAATTTTTGACCAAGCATGTTATAGATTCTCATAGTTCAATCTTCACTCCTATATATTTTTTCATTTTTTCGTCAATATCATCTGGATATCTCATAATTTTAGTAGTACCAAGAACAATCTTAGTTATTACCATATTATCATCTACCCAAACTCCTCCAACTGTTGATCCAGGAACTCTTATAGGTATACCATCATTAATATGATTAATAGTAAATTCATCAAGCATCAAATAATGATGAAAAAAGTGATAAATCTCATCATCATGATCAAGTAAAGTAATACCATCAATGTCTTTTGTTAATTCACATACAAATTCAGTACTTGTATGAGGTTTACGTTTATCGAGTTTCATTATACAATCTCCCAATCGTCTGATAAAATATCAGTGTGAGAAGCTGACCAAGGTACAACAGAACCTTGTGCTGTCTTTATAGCTATATACGGAGCATAAGGAACCAGTCCATCTTCATTTACCAGCTGCTTAGCCACTTCAGTACACGGACTATAATTTCCAGCAGGTACAAAATACAAAAACATACCTTTACCATTCCAGCCTTTTCTTGCGACTCTTTTTCCATCTTTTAAAGCCCTCACTGCATCACCAAAATCCATACAAAATATAGATACATCATTTTCAACTACTTTAATACCTCGCTGAATTTCTAATTCAGAGTACTTATTAATTACATCTTGAGACAAACCTGCTTCAATTTTTCTTTCTTTTACTTCACTCATATTAATCTTCTCCTTCCGTACAAATCAATATCAAAATCTCTGTCATCGTATTCTGCACCGTTCAACCTGTCTAATATATCACATTGAAATGATACATCTGTGCATTCATATACACTTCTAGGTGATTTATTACATGGTTTATCTTTACATGTATCTTCTATAATACATCCAGCACATATACATGATAAACATCTTAATTCCATCGAACCTATAAGGTTATTAGATTTAGACATACTTTTACTCCTTATTATACTATATTTTATTATAAGTATAATATATGATTATTAATAGAGTTAATCCCAGAGTATTTTTACAATACTCTGGGATTATAGTTTACTCTTCGTCGATGTGCATAATACAAGGAACTGCTTTTAATCTGTTAAACAATTCTTCAGATGTATAACCGATACTTTCTGTAATAGAAGAACTTAAGAACTGATTATCAGAAATAGCTTTAAGTTTGCTAAAAATATTGGCAGCTGTTTCTCTATCAAAGTTTAAACTATATCCTGAATAAACTTTATAGATATTCAGATTGTCATTCATTTTAGCATATTGTCTAATTTCAGGTACTTTATCTATATTACAGATATTAGTAATTCTAAGCAGCATATTAATATATCTCGAATAGATAATCTTCATATTATCAGGAGATAATTTATTTACAGTATCTGATAAAATAGAGAAAATAGAATTAAAATTAATCTTCATATATTTCTCATTATTAATATTAGCTACATTATTAAGCAGCTGCAAATAGCTTTTTTTGTCCATATAAAATACAACAATATCAAGATAATAATAATCATAAGGTCCTTCAACTTTAAAACCTTTAAAAGTATTATCAACTCCATCGAATGTATAAACTCTTGCTATATTTTCCTTAAATGCTACACCTACTTTGTTATAGTTAGGCAAAGTTTGTGTAATATGATCAGGTTTCTTATCATATCCAAAGAAAAATAGTACAGGATATAATTGATCATTTCTCCAGTATACATCTAAACCTTCAGGAACTTTAAAATTCTTAAGATCCATAATGTCTACATGATTAAAGAAATTAGCTTGTCGTTGTTTCGAATAAACCATAGAAGCTGTATTGAGAGGAACACTAGGATTCCATCCTAATCCTAAAATTTCTTTTTCAGAATCAGAACTATCAGATTTATTTAATACTGATTTCAATACTGAATAGAATTTGTGTGTGTCTATAGGTTCTTCTATTGTAGCATTTTCATTTGCAACAAACCAAGGTACACAGGAAGGCAAAATACTAGTATCAAACTTTCTTTCTTTGCAGATTTTTTCTTTATCAATAACAAGAGATTCAAGCATACCTGTTACTGTATTTGCTCTAGAAACAAGGTTATCTTTATATTTATACATTGTAACAATATCTCTAGCCATCAATGCTTCATTAAAGAAATCATTTACAGCATGTACAGCTTCTCCGATTTTAAGAAAATCATTAGATTCGTCTACTTTAATCAGATTAGATTTATCTGCTTCGCCTTCGCCATCATTATATTGAATTTCTGCAGCAAGAGTCATATACATAGAATATATATTTCTTCCCCAAATCTTCCATGAATAAGTATCCGATAACTGTTTATTGTTATCATTGAGCAAATAATATGAATAATACTTCTCATTTAACTCATCAATATCTTTAATATCAGGATCAAGAATTACAATATAAGGAGATTTCTGTAACTCTTTGGACTGAGCTAACAAATTCTCATAATTATCATAATCTGTAGCAACTGATTCTTTTACAAGATTATCAGGATCAATATCATTGATATCTTTATGTTTAAGAATAGTATCTTTGAGATGATTATATAAATCAATAACAGACATTCCATTGTATAATCTACGACAATCATCAATACTTCTCATTCTCAATTCATACGGAAGCATACACCAATTAGCCATATCTGCTTTCAATTCATCAATATCAGTAGTCATACTAATAATATTATACTTGTCCATTATTTTTCACCTCCTCAATAGATTTTTCAATTTCTGAAAGTTTGTCTGGAATAATTGTTTGTTTTACCAGTTCAGGAATATCAACAATTTTATCATCGATACATTCAAGAGTAAAAGGAATCTGGTCAAAAGTATACAATTTCTTGCCAACTAAACTTTCATAAATAAAGGCATCATTTACTTCTTCTCCAAGGTGAGACTCCAATATCTTGGATACTTCTTTGACTGTTTTATCAAGTTTGTAATAAGAAGCAGATTTAACGTCAATAATTTCGTCAAAGTTACCAGTAGATAAAATTCCATCTTTATCAACATGAGCAACTTTAGTAAAAGTACCATTAGAAACAGCTAATTTTCTTTTAAGATTATTAGGTGTCTGTTTGTATTCGGGTTCTTCTCCAGTAAAAGTTTGTTTAGGAAGATAATTTACAATATAAGCATCAGAATCTTCCATACCAACAACTTTACCAGACATAAGAGCATTCATCCACTCATTAAGAGGACTTATCTTTTTAGTTTTATTAATATAAAACTCGATAGCTTTTACATACTTTTCATGAAGATCAGATTTAATATCTTCATATATGTACCACTGTCCGGATAACATTTCAGGATCTTTATCAACATCTTCAATTTTACCATTGAATTTTGATGTATAAATTCCTGCATAAATTTTACTATAATATCCATACCACCAATGTTCTTCAGGAACATTTTCCTTTACCCAACTTGCAACTTTATTAGAGTCATATTCAAGCATATCTGTACATAATTTGACTTCTTTTACATTAAGCCTACATTCTTCTTGAGATTCTCTTATAGCTGCATCTTTAGGATCTTCGTTGGGATCCCATCCTCCTCCAGGAAAATGATATTTAAAACCGTATTTTTCTTTGCATTTAGCAAATACTTCAAGTTTACCATTATTATATCTTAAAGGAATCATTGTTGATCGTGCTCTAAAAGGATGTTTAAATCCCTTAATATCAACACAACAATTTGCTACTCCATTTTTACTATAAATAAAATATGGAGCAGAAATTTCTGATTCTGATACATCTTTATCAAGTACAGCTTCATTTACATGAATAACTCTTTCACCTGTATTTTCAATCATCTGTAATTTGAGCATACTAAATACAGACCATAACTGTTCGAGATCATTATTTGTTAATCTTAAATAATTATAGTTAGTATGTTTGATAATATACTTTTCTTTCTCAATCTGCTTCTGTCTATACTCAGGCATATTTCTCTTATTAGGATTATCTCCACCATCTTTAACTTCGATAATAAGATTATACGGTTGATAATAGAAATCGGTAATATAAAGATGTGTCTTACCTTCATGATCATATTCTAATATAGGACCGGGAGCCATAATATCAGCAGATTTAATTTGCAAAACTTTGTCCATGAATTCTAATGCTTTTCTTTCATAAGAACCGCAATAAGTTTTCTCTCCACCATCACTAAATTTGTAAGTTCCGGATATTTTTCTAGCTGCCAACATTTTCTTTTGACCTTCTTCAGTAGCAGATATTCTAGTTACACCTTTAGTTTTCATCATATTTTCTTCAAACTTCTTAACGTAACTATCATGACAAACCTTTCTACCACACTGTCTATCATATCTTCCCTTGTTTTCGTCCCAAGGTGTCTGCTTACCACATTCTGTACATTTACCGTGATAACTTAGTGGCTTATGATTTACATAATTAAATACAAGTCTAAAAGCAGAAAAACCTTCTGGTATTTCGTGTTCATGTTCTTCTTCTATATGAGTTACTAAATCTTGGCGAGTATATCTATTATCACAATATAAACATTTATACGTTACAATTCTAGACATAATATTCTCCTCCTATTTCAAATTAATTAGATGTGGTTCTATCAGTCACAAAATAATAATATTTTTGTAACATTTTACAATTAAGACATGATAATAATCCGAAAAGGAGGAGATAATTATGAGTATCAAAAACAGAGAGTATTCTTTTGGTGTTGATAAGTTCAATAAGCCGACTGTATTAAAAGATAAGGAAGCTATTGGTACTAGATTAATGGAATTGATTATGATGGAGCCTGGTGATGATCCACTTCATCCTGATATGGGAGTAGGTCTTAGAACTTTCAGATATGGAGTTTCTAATTTGGAAGATTTGAGAGCAAGAGTCCAGAAACAGATTGAAACATACTTACCGTTCTACCAGAATGCTGATGTTGCAATTATTAGGACACCTGATAAGGTTGTTAATATTGAAATATCACTTGGAGGTATGAAGTATATCTACGATTCCAATAATACTAGTAAACCTATTACACTGGATGATCTTCATTAAGATATTTCATAATATTTATAGAAAATAATAATGGAGGTATTAGATTACATGAGTGCAATTGATAAGCTGAAAAATGGCTCTGGGATTATTTCTTTTGATGCAACTGCTCCTGCTAATACTGGGAAAACAGTAAAAGCTGGTGAAGCTATGGACATTGACATGACAGGTGGATCTGATAGTGTTTCTGTCGAAGCTCCTGCAGAATCAAGCGAAATGAATCTTGGTAATTTGAGGAAAGGTAATCACCAGATTGTATTGCCGAAAGAAAAGAACGTTGCTCCTGCTGCATCCAGAACAGTTGCGTCTATCGATATTATTGGAACGCCTGAAGCTCCTGATGAAGATATTCATATTAGCCCAGAGCATGATATGTTGGATATCGATAATCCGGATTCAATGTTTAGCAAATATGTAGCTAAAAAAGACGCAGAAGCTGCAGAATGGATTGCTGAAAAAGAAGAAGAAAAGAGAGTTCTTGAAGAGGAAGCTGCAATGAATGCTGAATCTGATGGATCTTTTGGAGATGAGGTAACTGACGACTATGACGATTCTAACAGTGATGAAGGAGTTATTGTAGCCGGTGACATGGTAGAAGATCAGAGAATGGTAGGTTCATATAATATGAGTAATATTGAAAATGAAGATCTCTCTGGATTATTAGGAGAGGAAGAAGCTGTTGAAGAGACAGTTGAAGAAGAAATCGTAGACGAATTTGATGAAGATATTAAAGTCGTTGAAGAAGATAAGAATGTTGAACATGCTGCTCCTGCTCAGGCAGTAGATGTAGATATTAACGTAGACGTTGTTACAGATGAAAGCCCTATGGCTACAGAAATCGTAGAAGATGAAGAAGAAGTTGTATCTGAGACAGACAATGAAGACGTATTAAAGCATCTTCAGGCTCTTGCTACAGAAAAACTTAAACCTGTATCTAAGAAGCTTAATATTAGCTCATTTACAGTTCTTAAGAAGCCGGTATCAAATGTAACTCCTATGTTTAAAGAAAGTTCTGCTAGAGTTGCGAAGTGGGTACTTCCTACCCAGCAGTCAATCGTTCTGATGAAAGAGTTCTCAGGTGCAGAACTTGAGAAATTAAGAGAATATTCTGAGAATGCAAGATCTGTTGATGCTTTGAACAGAAGATTCAATATGATTTATTCTCATATCATGAGTCCTAAGCCTGCCGCTTTCGATACATGGTTAAAGACTACTCCTTTTGATGATGTAGACAGCTATTTCTTTGCTATCTATATTGCATCTTTTAAGGGAGCAAATTATTTACCTGCTGATTGTATCAATAAAGATTGTAAGGAAACTTTCTTGTCTGATGATATTGATATTATGAGCATGGTTGAATTCGAGAATGATGATGCTAAGAAGAAATTTGTATCTTTATACCAGAGTGAAGCTACACCTGCTGGTAAAGGTATTTTCTGTACAGAAATCGTTCCTATGAATGAGAAACTTGCTATCGCTTTTAGACAGCCTTCTATTTACAATGTATTTGAGATCGCTTCTATGGATGATAAGACAAGAGCAGAATATTCTTCTATCATTGATTATATTCCTTATATCGATCAGATCTATTCTATCGATATGGAAAACCAGCAGCTTGCACCTATCGGCTACAAGATGTTTGCTGACAATAATCAGAGAACTATCAGAAGTAAGGTGCAGAAGTACAATCAGCTGCTTTCAACTCTGTCTGTTGATGAGTTTGCTATCATCAAAGCTTATGTTAAGGCTATTGCTGAAAAGACAAGCGGTATTGGATATGTTTATCCTGCTATCGAATGTCCTAAGTGTCACAATACTACAGAGAAACAGAGGACAACAGCAGAAGAGCTGGTTTTTACCCGTTATCAGTTAGGAAGCCTCGTGAATACATCACTAAGCTAATCAACCTAACAAAGTATCTTAAAGGATGTACTACAATGATGGAATTGGAAAACATGCCTAACCATTATTCACATACGATATATAAACAATATATCGAAATGTTGAAAGATGCAGAAAAACAACAAGCACAGCAAGCTGAAGAGATGCAAGATGAACTCGAAGATGCTATGACTTGATAGTTGTGGAGGTATATTCCAATGGTTGATAGATTGAATTTCTTCAATTCTATTGCTGGTATTAACTATCCTGAAATGATTGTTCATTTCTTTGACCACTTCATTGCTCTGAAACGATTAGTTGAAGATCGCGGTGAAGTTACAGTAGGTGAATCTACTGACAATATGATATCGTTCAATGTGAAGTTTAGCTCTCCTGAATATAAAAATCAGGCAATAGCTATAGTTCAATCTGGACCTGTTGTGGTATACGGTAGAAATATTGTAGTCAACATTGAAGTTATATCGGACGTAGAGATCAAATTTGTATTACAATAAATCAGGCAATTCCCTAGGGTTAATAAAACCCTAGGGGATATTTTTATTAATTACAAATTATTAAATTATAGAAATGGAGGTAGTTATATTATGACTATTAATGAATATACAAATTCTTTGATTAAAGATAAAAGAGAATCTATTAAAGAAGCAACTGTAGAAGAACTGAAAAAAGCTGCAGCTCAGTATGCTAATAAGACAGAAAAAGTTAACAAAGGTATTGATAAGGTAGCTAGTATTGCTAATAGAATTAAATCAAGAGTCAATAAAGAATCTACTGATAGTGGATCTGGAGTTGGGAAGAAAATTGCAGCAGGTGCTGGAGCAGCAGGAATTACATTAGCTGGTGCTGGTATTATTGCAAAAAAGATTGCTGATAAGAAGAAAGAAAAAGAACAGGAAAATGTTGCAGAATCTGTTTTGAAAATTATGAATGAATCTGAAAAAAGTAGCACAGAGCCTTCTAATATATCAGTTCATAATACCATGATTCAATATGTTTATAATAAATCATATAATATTGATAAGTATAATGAAAAATGTAAAGCTACCATTTCAGATTTTAAAAAGAGATTAGAGAAATATTTGAGTACTTTTTCTAAAGATCATTTGGAAATTATTAAAGATGATTTTGAATTCACAGACTTGAAAGATGATGGATATGAAATTCCTTCAGAAAATGATATAAGATCTAGAATGAAAATATCTGGTATTTCTTTTCATATATCTTCTAAAGGTGATTGTTCATATAATTTACAAATTATTGCTAACAAAGTACCTTCTGGTAGTAAAAATATAACTGTTAAAACCACATTCAAAATCAAATATGATAAAGAAAATAATTGGTTGCAGTCTGCAGGTGATAAATATACAGATGAATATCAAATGGATACTGATTATCATCGTAATTAATATTTTTAATTAGTACCTTCTAAGAGAATTGTTCTCTTAGAAGGTATTTTATTTTTACATTATTTTTTACTCCTTTATAAATAGAAGGAGGATTATAAAATGTCAAAATATAATGATACTGAATTATTGTCCAGATATATTTCTGTTTTAGCAGAATCTACTTATGAAGCATTAGTATTATCTCAAGCTTCATTGCAGTTATTAATTAAACATGAAATAATAACTCATGAAGAAGCTATAGAGATGAAACGAATCGTAGAGGTAAATACTACAAAGGTTAAAGCATTAAGAATTGCTATAGGACTTTATGATACAAAGAAAGCAGAAAGTGATGATTTTGAAAATCTGTTTACAAAAATGCTTAATAATAAAGATTCTATGACAGACGAAGAAAAAGCAAGACTATTAAATTATCTTGAAGAGGCTAAAAAATAAACCACAAGTATACATAAATATAATGGTGGTTGATAGGAAATGAGACTTGGAAAAGATAGCCAAACTCTTAATCTATTTTATAGTCTTTATGACTTATAGAGAAATAATCCTAAAAATAGATAGAATACCTAACATGTTGGGTAGTTAGGATCTATCAAGGACATATAAGTGTCCAAAGATAAGCCGAATTGGTTGAACAATCTATGTTCTACACAATAGGCTTCATAGGGTGTTAACCATACAGCTTTGTTAGGCTGATTAGCTAAGTAATATGGTTCTTTGACAACAAAACCCATAAAACTCACCACCATAATAAAGAGAAGATTTAGAAGCCACTGATTCGGACTCAGTGGCTTCTACTCTTTATCATAATTATAATATATTATCAAAATTGATAAGTTTTACAAATTATATCCCTAGACTCTTTATCGAGTCTAGGGATGTTTTTATTTATTATCTGCTTCTTTGCACATCTTAATGTAATTTTCACATACATCTTTAAAATTTGATATATAGCTAACCAGCATATTTCTCAGAACACTAGGCTTACCATAAAAACGTTTGCTTAAATTTGTTTTAATAAGCTTTGTACTCTTTACAATTGCAACAAGAGATGTTATAATACTGCCAACAGCACTACCATAATATTTTGCTTTCTCTTTCTTAATAACTTTCATTTTAGCATCCATTTCTTCATCGCTTGTAGCCCAAACAAACATTGGAATATTCTTCTCAGCTTTATTCATATTATAGAAGAAAAAGCACTGAGCAATTGTATATGGTCCTAATAAAATTAATGCTCCTAAAATATTACTAATAAGAGCAGAATTGGTAGATAAATCAATATGTCTTAATTTATTATCCAATTCTGTAATAACTTTAACAGCACGAGTAAACTGAACAATAGCTTCCTGGTTGTCGTGTGCTTTATATGCCTTCATACCAGATTTGAAATAAGCCTTGTATTCTTTTACATCAGCTCTAAACATTGCAATCATTTCTTTATTAGTGTCTGTACCTTCTTCTAACACAATAGAGAAATCTTCATTCAAAATAGCTTTAAAATCTTCTCTAAAATCTGACAATTCAGATTCAAGGATACCCAATCTTTTACTAATAATCATATTCTGAATATTTTCATTTATAATCATAATAATTATACCTCCTAAAATATTTATTAAAATGTTTTATTTTCCCTAGGAAAGATTATCTTTCCTAGGGATTATTTTTAATTTGTAGACTGTTGATCAGTTTGAGTAACAACTTTTTGTACCGAAGCATTAGGAACAGGATCACCATATTGAGTGATATCAACATAATGTCTTACAATATCAAGATTTGTTTTATACATCCTGGTCAGTGCTTTCATCTTTGCACTAATTAAGTTTGTACTAATCTTCATATAATTAGAAATCTGGTTGATAAAACTATTCTGGTTTTGAGCACCTTTTGCACCAGGTTCTACTTTTGCCCCATCACTATCAACGAAACTCATCTTTGTAGCCTTATTTTCAGGTGTACCTGATGTTAAAGCTTCAATTATGATACTTTCATAGAACATATTTGATTCCTGAGTAGACTGAACCATCTGTAAACCTTGCAATATAGTATTAGCAGATTCATTGATAATATTAATATCATTCTCGATAGATTGTCTAATCTCATAAAATCCTGTAGAGCAAAAGTTATAAGCTCTGGTTAATACAACTTTATCACATCGGATATTTGTATAACCTCTTGTAACTGCTTTTTGTAACATTACATTCATATTATTTCTTTCTGAATATAACGAAGCATAATTCTTCTGCATATAACCTTTCTGAGTCTTTAAATCATCAGTCATTGTTTGACGATTGTATCTCTGAACTTTATATCCGATAAATACATTTGTATCATAATTAGGAAAATTATTGATTACAAATTTAGGATTACCAGATTTTACTTTATCAGCAGCTTTTGTAAGATAATCTTTCTGAGCATCGGTTCCAACTGTAGCAATAAATCTATCCCATACTTGCTGCATACTTGCAGTTACTTTGTTGATATAGTTTGTTATTGTATCTTGAAGACCTTCGCACAAAATTGAATAATCTTCTACAGACAAAGATTCCTGTAATACAATGGAGCTCTTATTGATAAGAGAATCAAATAATTCATGTTCTGCTAAGAACAGATTATAAGATAATATATAATCTTCTTTCAAAATCATGATTAGCCCTCCCTTACAATTTCTTTACAAGCTTCTAATAAAATTTTCTTATTAGTTTTATTGTATTCTTTTAGAGCATCTATTTTTGCTCCAAATAAAGTCACATAAACATCACAAACAGCCTGTATTTTCTTGCACTTATTAGTTACAATACCATTGTAGATTCTAATTACAGCAGAATCCATAGAAAACTGAGGTGGAATAAAATCATCAGGTTTAACATGTTTACATTTAACTTTTTCTTTATCCGCTTCTCTCTTCATCTTATTAATATCTCTTCTGATTTGAGTTCTCTGTTCAGATGAATTATAAAAAGCTTTATAAGCTTCATGTACTCTTTCACCGGAAATATTCTTCTGTCCAAAACTATACTTAGGTTCAATAGGATTAGCAGTTGTTCTAAAGAACAAGAACAATTCATCTGCATAATTCTCCTTAGTTACCGGATAGTTTAATCCTAATACTCTTCCTCTCATTGCATCAATATCTGCTTCTTCAAACTGATTCATAGCAGCCATACTGTCGATATATTCTGCAATTTCCATATTACTCTTCATATATCTGAGATTAGAAAGATCTTTGATTAGCATATCATATTCTCTTTCAATTTCAGCTTCATATGTTGTATAAGATGTAGAAAGATTAAGATTCTTATATTCAAAATAAGAGTCAAGCATTCGTACAGGTTTTCTGAAGTTCTCCAATTTCTTTTTATAAGCAGCTAACTCAATATCATTGTTTAAGAAGTTTAATAAAAAAGCTTCAAAATGTCTACCTAACTTTGCAAGAGAAGTTACAAACCAATCAAAAATCTTAGATAAAAGATTATATGGATTTAAAGCCTGCAAGGTTCTCTTCAAAGCATCAGCTGCAGCTCCAACAATAAGATCTCCAATACCTTCTGTAGTACAAATCATATTATTGAATTCTACATTTTCTTCTAATACCATTTCTAACGCTAGTTGAAACATGTTCATTTCTTCATAGTTAATTAAATCTTCTTCTCTGGAATTAAGAGTTCTATTTTTATTTCCCTTAATTGTTTCAACAGAAAATACCATGATTATAACCTCCTTTAAAAAATTGGTAGGTAGGAAGACTATTCCTACCTACCGCAGAATAATCTCATTTATAATAATGTTTTTCTTCTGAAACTTAATTATTCTTCATAATATCAATTTTGTCAGTAATAAAGTCTTTTACATTGCTTACTTTGTCAGCAACTTTATCTTTTACATTACTTACAAATCCGCTAACTTTTTCCTTAGCACCTTTAATAAAATCTACAGCTTTACTAGCAATAGAACCGTTAGGACTACTAGGATTATTATTACCTACAGCAGCATCAATTACTTTATGAGCAGCATCTGCAGCTTTTGATTTGATATTTTGGAAAGCAGTACCAATTTGAGAAACTTTATCTCCCATATTAGCAACTTTCTGTTTCAGATCATCTAAACCTGCTTCTTGAACAGCTTTAGCGATATTTTTATTCTGAAATTCTACTGAATCAGCAGAATCATTCTTTTTGGTAGACGTCAGTGCTAATTCTGTAGGTTTCATATCAAAATGAGACATTTTATTATCAATTGTTCTTTGATCTTCTGATAATTCAGGACAATAATGATTCAAACGAGATATAATATTCTTATACTCTACAAATTGTCTATAATATACATCGAGAATTATAGCATTACATTTATGCATAGTATTCATACAACTTGTAATGAGAGAGTAATGAGAAATATTCAGAGTATTCGAAATATCTTCATGATCCATAGAATGTTCAATAGCATATTGAGCACCTGCACGAATTAATTTCTCCATATACTCCATCTCTTTTAATACATCCATAAGTTCGTCACCAGAAATAACTCTAGTTATATGCTGAAGATTTCTTTCTAACCAGAATTTATCAACCTTGACAATATGTCCTGTAAGATATTCTTTATAATGCTCATCAATATCTTCCATAGATCTTGTTTCCATACCAGAAATATTTCTGATAATATCTTTAGATATTAATTCACAAGCTCTACTACCAGACATCTGATCTTTATTAAGATTTTCAAATATATGGCACATCTGAGCAATAATATTGACACATCTTTCAGTAGGTTTTACATTTCCCAATTTATCATAAGAATGAACATAACCAAGAATATGATCTTTGCCAATACTATTAATCATTGGAGGATTAATAAAGTATCTACATTTAGAATCATCAAATTCTGCACTAAATCTTTGAATTTCATCTTCAAAGAATTTTGAAGCATTTTCTTGTCCTCTGGCAAATGCATCCTTTAATTCTTCAAAATAATCAATCTTAGATTGTGATCCTTCCGATTCTTCTGTTAAATAAGATACAATTTTCTCAACCATAATATTGATTGTTTCTGACATAATCGATGTTTCAGATTCAATAATATTATTCATAGATGTATCAAAACATGGTCCGGATAATTTATCAAAGACATATAAATCAGAAGCAGATGACATTACATCTTCCATGATAGCCCATTCTTTTACAGAACGAGTTCTCTTGTCCTTCTTATCATTAGCATATCTACCAGCAATCATTACAGACTTTCTATAAGCTGCAATTTCTCTAATAGTAAGATCTTTGAATTGAAAGAAAATAGATCCGATTTGTCTGTTAGCATAACTTGTACATCTATACATATAATTTAATCTGATCATATCAAGATCAGATTCTCCATTTACTTTACGAAATAATATTTCGCTATTATGAGTTAACTTGTTCAGATTACCAATTGCATGTCTACAACCATCAGCAATAGAACAAGTAATAACAGATGGATTATTTACAAATCTGATCATAAAAGAAAGATCTTTTATTGTTGGTGTCCATCTTGGAGTTTTTACCTTAAGTTCTGTATTAAGTTTGATATCTATTTTATCTGCAATTTCAACCATCATTTCTTCATCATAAAGCTTATAATATCTCTTTAATGATTCTAAAGAAGAAGCTTGTAAGAAATAATTCATATACTTTCTATGAAGATTAACAACAGTATCAGTTTGATCGATAACAAGTTTGATACAATCATCGAACTTATCTCCAGGGAATACAAAATCCTTAATACCTTTAAAACCTTCAAGATTTTTCTTATCTCTAAGAGCAGATAAAAAGTTTTTGAAAGTTTTTCTATCTGCAGATATCATATTAATTGCTTCATCATTTGCTTTCGCGGAGATTCTTTTGATAGAATTAGAATTGTCGAAAATACGATCTATAAAACTTTTGACCATAGAGGACTTTTTATCCTCTATAGCCTTAAGTTTTTCTTCTTCTGTATCATTCATATCATCAGACTCTGTAATGAAACTTCTAAAATTACACTGAATAGAATCTAATTCGTATTCAGCTTCTTCACGGAGAGCTCTAATATTATTTCTATAGATATTCCGGGTACCTTCAGATATATTATTGAGCTCTTCCATATAATTAGAAGCTTCACCTTCAGTCATAGACTTATAAGGTCTAGCAGATTCTCCAACGAAAGATAATAATTGAGTATCACTCATAATCATTACCTCCAGTTTAGATACTAGAAGATACTGTCGTCTCCATCTTCATCCTTACGAACAGTTTTCTTCTCTTTTGAGTCTTTGTCAGCCTCTTTCTTAGCAGCATTAGTTGCCTGTTTATGATCGATAGCAAAAGCATTAGCCCACTTACGAAGTCTGTCAGCCCACTTACGCTGTCTTTCAGCAACTTTAGCTTTCTTTTCTTCTGTTAATTCAGAATCGGTAGAATTCTCAAGATCATTAGCATTAGCTTCAATAAGCTCAGCCTGAATCTCAAGATAATCAGATACTTTCATCTTAGTATAATAGAAGTAATATACGCATCCTCTGATAAAAGGAATAATAATCTTTACAACTGCAAAAGGAAGTGCAATTACACCTGCAATAATTCCACCTACTGCAAAGATTTTCTTATTTCTCTGACCAAGAGTTTTAAGAGTCTTGCCAATAACAGTCATAGTATTATCGTTCTTATCAGCTCCACTGTAAGATCTAACTGCATCAACAATTTTTCCTCTTGTAGTATTGGTCAAATCACCTAATACACCTTCCTGGAGTTCATCTTCAGTAATAGGTTCGTCCATTACAGACGGATCTTCATCATCATGAGTAACTGCAGGAATATTTTCAGGTTCTACTCCATCATTAGGAGATTCAACTTCTTCCGGCTTAGGTTCTTCAGGTTTTCCAGGAATAATAATTTTAGCCATTCTTGCTACCAAAGTACCAGGAAGTCCCTGATAATCTTTTTCCTTATCAATTCCATTATCATCAAAAGTAACCTTAGATCCTTCAGGTTCTTCAATAGAAACAGGAGGAGTAGCAGGATTGATTTCAGGTTTGTTAGCCGGATTATATACATCGAATTTTTCATCATCTTTGTTATCATCTTCAGGAGTAGCAACAGGCTCAGCTTCAGAATCACCAAAGATAGATGCAGTGTTATCCGGAGCAAATGCATTTACTTCAGGAGTTTTTTCTTCTCCACTTCCAATCTCACCATTATCTTCTCTACCAAGAACAGATCCTACAATATCTACTTCTTCATGAACAGTATTCGATTTCATAGAACTGTTGAGGGTCTTATCCATTGTACCGGTCTTACATAATGCATTGAAAGTAATAAGCTGCTTGAAAAGCATATCATCCATTGTTTTCTCATATGCAACTTTATCAAGGGCTGTCTTTACATTTGAAGACTGAGGGTCCTTAACAAACTGAATACAGGTAGCAATAATAAGAGATACAGATCTCTCAACAGCTAATACCATCAAATTGTAGATCATAACAGGCATATCTGCTTTAATAGCAAATGCCTTTGTGAACAGATTCTTTCTGTCTTTGATATTACTAATAGCAGTAATAATAGAATCAATAATATCAGTCTTCTGATTATACTGAATAACCAGCTTTCTAATAATATCAATACACTGCTCAGTATTTACAAATCCTTGAACCTTTGTAATATCACCTCTAGACTGAGGGATAGTACCAAAATCGATTTCGTCAACTTTTGCTACAATCTTTTCATATAAAGCAGAAGAAAGAGCAGCGATAAGCTGCTCCTGTCCACTTTCGTTAAGACTAGCAATGAATCGACGAGTATAATTGTCAGATAAGTCAAAGTGTTCATTGACAATCTGATTATATTCGTTTAAAATCATCGTTAGTTACCTCCCGGATTTATTAATCAGATTGATAGCTTTGTTGTAATTCTTGTCATCTCTCATATCTTTAGATAAGCTAGAGTATGCAAGCATTTCAAAGCTATTATTTCCGTCATATAAGAACTTAGCAACCTCATTAGCTTCATCAGCAATTACTAATGCTAACAAATTGAAAGCATCCATAATTTCTGCAGCTTCCTTAGGAGAATCTAAGTTAAGCTTATAATTTGCAGCCAAGAAGTTTACAGTTTCCTGATTGATAATCAGAGTTGTAATAGAAGCTGCTTCATTAGATCTCATACCAGTACCAGTAACTTTATTCTTCTTAGCTCTAGCTGATAAGAGATTCCACATCTTAGCAGTTTCTCCACGCTTAGCAGCATTTCTAGCATTGATCTTAGCCTGCTTGGTAGCAGCAATAAAATCTTTTACTAAAGAAATTTCACCGGTAGTTGCACGAATAAGATCCTTGAAAGTAAGTTTGTTCTTAGCTGTAGCAGAAAGTCTTTCAACAATTTCCATAGCATCAGAACCAACCATACGAGATTTGATACCAGCAACAAATGCTTTCTTACCGATAACAGTTTTATTATCAGGACCAAGTTCAGTGTAAGCAACAGTCATAAGAGTAGGCTGAAGTTCATTAGCCTTCTTGTAATCAACATCTTTTACACGAGACTGAGCAAGTCTAACTTCATTTTCAAAGTTTCTCTGCTTAGCATCTTCTTCTCTTTCTTTCTGACGACGCTTAATATCAGCTTCTCTAGCCTTAGCATCTTCTTCTCTTTCTTTCTGACGACGCTCAGCATCTTCTTTACGATGACGTTCTACAGTCTGATCAGTATCCTTGGGATCATTAGATTCCCAAGATTTCTTTTCTCTTTCATATCTTTCCTGATCTCTACGATCTTTGTTACCAGCATATCCCTGTTCAACTTCCTTCTTACCTCTCTGATAAGCATCATCTACATCCTGCTGAGTATGAGTCTTAGGCTGTGGAGCTTCCATAACTACAGTACCAGAATAAGATTCTCTTACAAGATAATCACCAAGAGATCTTTCAGAGAAAGAATCTACAGGCAGAGATTTCTGCTTGTATTTAAGATCATAACACATTTCATTTACGATATCTCTAATTTCAGCCTTAGTAAAAGGACAACCTGCCTCACCTACAGCTTTTTCGATTGCATCAATAATATCGTCAATACTTGCATTATCATTCAAATTGTGATGTAAAGCTTTTAAGATTTCAATACCATTGTTTCCGGATAAAGACATAGAAGTGAACAGCATCTCAAACATGGATACCAGGTTCTTCTCATGTGCTTTACTGATCATCTGTGCAGTACTCATTGGAATAGTATTATCACAAATGGTAGGAAAGCTCAAGATTAATTTCTGAGTATACTTAGAAATAGAACCATACATGTATGTCGATTTGTTCTTATCTCTAGCTTCTTTAGCATCCTTAGCTACGTCACTTGCAACGCTAGTAATGGCATCCATAAAGCTACCTTCATTCAACACACTATGCATTGATTTACCCTCCTTTTCGGTAATATTTATATGAGTGTTCAAAAAATAAAGTGTTCTGTAATTTTAGGCTCTATTTAGATGAAAAATAACTTAAATTGTATGCTTAAACTAGCACATTTTTTGTCCCAGTTTATATCAGCATTGATCTTAAAATCTACTTGTGGTTTCATGATCATATATCCATCTTTTTTATCCTTTCCGATAAGAAATTCTTCGACTACAGAATGGTTCATAACACTCTGGATTAATCTTCTATCTACACCCATTACAACACCTCCACCTAATAAAATTTAATGCTTAGTTTAAGCACAACTTTAAGGTGAGGGGAGAGTTATAATAGTCTAAATTGAGATTATACAGTACACTTTATTCAAAGAAATTATAGGTTAAAAATCTTATAAAAATAGAATAATTATCTCTTGTTTCATTATTATATTATATAATCATCTGTAGATTTGGTAATCTGCAAACATTACTATAATTCTTACGGAAAGGAGGATTAAGATAATGCCAACAAGATCAAAAGATGTAACAAGAGGGCAAAATGGAGATGAAAATATTAAGAAACCTTTACCTGTGCCTGAATCACATGATGATGGCGGAGCATCAACTATATTAACTGGAGATGATATATTAAACAATATCACTGACAGATCAGGTATAAGTAATTCTTCTATGCTTAAAGCTGCAATGCATGGTGCAAATATTTTTGAAAGAAATGAGATCAAAAATGCATTACATCATAAGACATTTAGATTCGGTTTAACGAATCCATATGGAGCAATATCTACAGCTAGAGAATATTTATTCTTCACTAGACCCGATTTGCATATTTTACCAATGGATGATAATGGCGTTGTACTTAAGACCAGTGAACTTAATGCTGCATTGGCAGATATTCCTTTTTGGGTAGACTTGTTTAATACAAGAAAAGATACAACTCTCAAATCTTTACAATTATCTGTCGGCTCAGCAGATCCTTTCAATCACCTGTTACAGAACCAGGTTATATCAAATCTTGATGTACCTGCATTGAATTCTGAAATGATCGATACTCCAACTAATATGTATGGTGTTGGATATTCATATAGGGGATCATCTGAAGCATCAGATGATAACCCTGAATTTTCTCTTGAGTTTAAGGATACAAGGTATTTAGATACCTATATGTTTTTCAAAGCTTATGAGGAATATGAAACTTTGAAACATCATGGTGTAATAGCTCCCAGTAAGTATTACACAGTAAACAAGATCTTACATGATCAGTTTGCTATCTATAAATTCATTGTAGATGAGGATATGGAAACTATTATTTATTATGGAAAGATGTATGGTGTGGTACCTAAATCTCTTCCTAGAGATGTATTTTCAAATCCTAACTTTGACAATGGTATTTCATATAGTGTTGATTTCAGAGCAGCATTCTACGAAGATATGAGACCTGATATTATTGCTGACTTTAATAATTTGTCGCTTCCTTATTATAATGCTCAGCCTTATCAGATTACACCTCATAATAGAGTTTTAGATCATGCTGATATGAGACCTGCTAGAGCAGCTTATATTGTAAAGGAAACAGATACAGAAGCTGCTAAAGCTTCTCCTACTGGATATGTATATAAACTTAAATGGAGAGGAGATGACGTTGTATAATGGGAAAGAAGACTACTGATTGGTCAATCAATACTGATGTCTATGATATATTAGACTCAGTTAAGAAAGTTCAAGCTAGATATATTGAAGACGAAGATGAGACTACTCTAGCTCTCGGTATATATGGTTTTATTGCTGATACTGAAGCTAAGAAGATTCAGACTTCTACAATTATGGCTGGACAGTTAGGCAACGAAATGTTTGCTACAAGAGCAAACCTTACAAAAAATGTCTTAGCTCATGCTACTTATCATGGTATTACTGATATCAATGCAACTCCTGCAAGAATTACAGCAACTATCTGTGTTAAGTTATCTGACATTGAAAAGTACAATGATGAAAACTGCTTCTATCTTGATGCAGATTGTCCTATCTTCATTGATACTTATGAATTTCATCTTGATTATGATGTAAGGATTAGAAGAAGAAAAATTTCTACAAATAATTACTCATATTCAGCTCAGTATATTATTACTGATGAAGATGGAGATAAGATTTATAACCCTCTAAGCAATATAACTAACCCTTATTTGAAGCAACCTTTTATTATTACTATTGGTCCTGAAAAGTATCTTGGTATCCAGGCTACTCTCAGACAATGTACAGTAGAAGTTACCACTGATTCTATGGTATCTGATTCTATCATTGAGAACAAAACTTACACTTTCCAATATGATAATCAAATTGCTAACTTCAAAGTTACTTGTACAGATAACGGAGTTGAAACTTTAGTTACTCCTTATATGTATGGATCTGTAATTAATCCTGATATTGAGAATTATTGTTGGTATATCTTTACAGCAGATAATACTGTAAGAATTACATTTGATAATAAATCTTATATGCCTGGATTAAATACTCAGATTGAAATTAAAGCATATACTACTTTAGGTAAGTCTGGTAATTTCGAATATCTTGGAATTGACAGAACTTCCGAAGGCTTGTATGTTGATATGGAATCTGATAAGTATGGATACAAAGCTATTAGTTGTTATTTTGTAGCAGTTACTGATTCTGAAGGTGGTAGTGATAAGAAAACTAAAGCAGAACTTCAGAAGTTAATTCCTAAAGCTGCTATGTCAAGAGGAAGTATCACTACAGAGACAGATTTACAGGGTTATTTCAATATGATTAATACTGATGAAAATCGTATTGTTATGAAAAAGAAAAGAGATAATCAGTTAGAAAGAATTTGGTACGCTTATAACTTGTTGAAAGATGAGTTTGGAAACATTATTCCTACAAATACAATTAATTTAAGAATTACTCTTGATAGTATATTCTTAATGGTTTGTGATGATGGTAGATATATTCTTCCTGCTGGTACTTTCTTTAAACTTGACCCTACAACTATGATTGCAGAACCTGTAAGTGATGCAGAAATACCTGAATTATATTCAGATGCTTATTTCAATTCCGGATATTATTACTATACAAGCTTGTATAATATCGTTGTGTGTCACGATCCATTATATACAGCATATTATTTTACAGGATTTAATTATCAGTCATATTTTGTATATGATTATGTAAATGATGCTTGTGATGTACAGTTTATTGCAAATAGATTCCATTTCTCAAGACAGATTATTACTAAACAATCTGATTATAATATTAGATTTGGTATTGCTCAGTCTATCGTTGATCATGAAACAGTATTCAATTACTTTACAGAAGAAATTGTTACTAATCCTGATGGAACTAAAAACGTTTCGAGAATTGAAACTGAAAATCTTAAAGTTGTTCTTGTATTGTACAGAGAAGGTGTACCTTATAGATGGACAGAATGTGAATATGAGTGGGATAATGAAAATGCTTATAATGGTATCTATAATTTTAACACTGTAATTGCTACAGATAATATGATGGATGATCATAATAGATTAAAAGTATTAGGTATGAAAGAAGCAGGTTCTTCTCATGAGATCTATGGATACGTTGATGAAAATACAGAAGCTGCAATTTATGTATTAGCTAGATTTGATTCAACTAATACTACTATACATCCTAGAATGGATATTGATAAGATTGCTCCAGACTATGGTGATTTTACAGTAGTTAATATCTATAAAGCTGTAGAAGGTATTAATTTCTTTGAGAATTATACCAGTATTACAAATACCAGAATCGATGTAGACTCTGATAATAAATTTGACTATATCGTTAATGGTGTACCTTGTATTGGTAGACATTATTTGGATACTGATGCTGGGGCTAACTATGTATTAGAAGCTATTGAAGAAAAGAAAGCTTATATCAATTATTGTCTTGCTTTACTTGAGAATCCAATGAATATTGATTTTAAATTCTTCAATACTTATGGTCCTTCATTAACTTATTCTCTGGAAGATCAGAGTACTCTTATTGGTGATATTGATATTACTATGAGATTTAAGTTATCTATAAAAGATGCTTCTGATATTAGTATTAAAGATGAGGTTGCTCTTGCTATTAAGAATTATATTGAAGATCTCAATGATATTTCTGATTGGCACGCTCCTAATCTTATTAGAGATATTATTAATGAATTTTCTGAAAGAATCTGGTTCATTGAATTTGTTGGTTTTAATAGATTTGATGCAGATGATCAGCATATTATTAATATATCAGAGGAAAGTCCTGTAATTGTTCCTGAATTTATCAATATTAGGAATCATAAGGACAAAGAAACAAATCGATTAGTTCCTAACATCTATATCGAACTTGTTTAAACATCCAATTAATAACCAATATAAAGGAGGTTTACTCTAATGAGACGTGAAAACGAAGTTGTAGAATCATATAAGAATCTCGCTGAGTCTCGTTCTCAGTTAGCACAGAGAGAAATCAATGCTGTTAACGAGAAAGTTGCTGTGAGAGAACAGTTCAACAATAAGTATCATACTATTATGGATATGAGAAATCGTAAGGCTTCTTCTAGAGCAGCTCTTATGGAAGCAGCTAGAAATGAAGCTTTTGGTACAGTTATCAAAGCTATCTATATCGGAGCTCTTGAAGCTTCTACCCTCACAGATGATGGTATCATTCTTGCAGAGAGTATGGTAGAAAACTGGATCAAAGAAAATGGTGGTGCATCTGCTATTCTTAGTAAAGTAGGAAACAAAACATATTTGCTTTCTAGAATTACTCAGATTGTAGAAGATGCTGCTGAAGCAGATGTAAAAGAAATCGAAGCAGAAGAACCTATTGAAGATTCTGATGAAAAAGAAAATTCAGGTTCAAAGAAGAAAGATGCTGCTATTGCAGCTGCTGCAGAGTTTCTTAAAACTGCAAGAAAGAAAGATGTACATGACTTTATGAGTCAGATCTTTACTGCTGCTAAAGAAGAGGAAGAGAGAAAATCTGAAGAGGCTGCAGAAAAGAGAGAAGAAAAGAAAGCTGCTGAAGAAGACGCAGACAATGAAAGCAAGGAAGAAGTAGAACTTCAGCTTCCTAAATCTGAAGATAAACCTGAAGAAGGTGAAGATAAAAAGGAAGAAGGAGAAGCTCCTGAAGAACCTGCTGGTGAAGAAAAATCTGAAGAAGATGAAAAGCAGAAAGAAGATGAAGATCCTTTGAAAGATACTACCTTTGAAGATGATCCTAAAGATGATGACAAGGATGACGATGACGAGGATGATGAAGACGATGATTCTGATGACGAGCCTTCTAAAGAAGATGTAGAGGATCATGTTGATGATGAACTTGGTGAACCGTTAGATGATGATGGTGTAGATCAGGATACTACTATTGATGGACATACTGGAAATGATGGTAAAATCTTCGATGAACTTAACAAAGAAGAAGATGTTCAGAAAGCAGTAGAAATCATTCGTTCTAGAATCGCAGATGCTGAGGAAACTTTCATCAGAAATAATGCTGAAGATAAGAAAAAGATTGATGAACTTCTTAACAAGATTTCTAACAATGTTAAGACTATTGAAGATCTTGACGGTAAAGATGAAACTAAAGCTAAGATTGCTGAAGAATCAGTTAGAATCTATAAGAGACATATCGACAGTATTAAAGAGCATCGTAATATGACAGTATTCGAAAAGATGTCTAGAAACCTTTCTAGAAGTATCATCAAAGATGAAGTTGTAAGAGAAAATTATATTACCGAATCCGGTACTCTTGATACAGATCTTATTGTAGAAGCTTCTAAGGTTATGTATGGTTTCTTAGAAACTGTTAATACTTTGCAGCTTGATAAAGTAGATTCTGCTTATATTAAGAAAGTATTAGATGGAATGAAATAATCAAAATACAAAACCCCTAAGGCAGCAATGCCTTAGGGGTTCTGCTTTGAGGTGATGTCAACTTTAGCTTTATCCAAAAGCTATGAGATCGGGTGTCCAATCCGACTCATTATATTTATGTTTGTTACAGGTTAATTTTAACCATGTTTCCAATCACAATATGATCACAATATGTAGCTGCAGGATTATTTAACATCGATCTAATCGCATCTTTATCTTCCGGTTCAAGATCAGGAATAGAATCGATATTATCTGATAAATAATATCCAATTCTTTTAAGAATTGAATCGCAAATTTTATTAACTTTCTCAAACGGTGTTCCATCTTCAAACTGAGCCTGGATGTAATAAGCATTTAGATCTAAAGACATAGATACAATACACCTATTTTTATCTTTAATCTCAAGAATTTTACTTCCAAGATCATTACTACTAAACGGCTCCTGATCATACAGTGCTCTAATTTTTTGCCTATATTCATAATATTTACTCATATCCATAGTTATTCAGTCTCCTATTCTGATATCATTTTATTTTCTATTATAGTGATTCTCACTTTAGCAATATCTCCATATTCTTTAGAAATCCATAATTTGTTTATTGCTGCATCATCAGGATAGGCTACTTCATTTAATGCGTCCAAACAAATTTTACCCATATTATCACAATCGGGTTTTTTAGTATGTGGAACTTTACCTTCTATCATTTCTTGACGTTTCTTTTTGGAAACAGAATTAGGAATAGAAAAAGTTCCTTCTATTTCAGCAGTTAAGTCACCCTCTAATTGGTAACTTCCATACATAGCATTATAAACTTTTCTTACTTTTTCTTCATATTGTTTCGTCTCTCTAGGAGTATATATTGTTATATATCTACCCTTCTTAGCTGCTCTCGGTCGCTGCTTAGCAAAAGGTTCTCCTGGTACATCTATCATTATAAAATTATGACCAATTAGAGACGGATCAAATGAAATTGGTACTATAATATTATTATAATCCATACTTTACCTCACTTTCTACCAAAAGTAAGTTTAGTAATTATTAAACCGTTACTTTTTTTGTTATTTTTTACTAAATCTAATGATATACAATAAAAGAGATACCCTTATAATAGGGTATCTCTTAAATCATTTTATATACTTCTGTACATTTTACCTATCAATTTTGTTACACCCTGATCAAACTTACGGAATACAGAGGAAGATGATCTTGATACATAGTTTTGTGACAAATAATATAACATTGTAATTCGTCTACCAACTTCCATCTGACCTATATTTAATCCAGCCATATTAGCTAAGAAATCCATATAAGCAGTATTATTTACAATATTCCTTGCAGACTGAATTGGATGTGTAATATCAAGTGTTGACATAGCAAGATGTTTATACATATCTTTGATCTCAATACTAATATCAATCTGTGTAGGTAAACCATCATCATTCCAACAACATTCAGCACCTTTTGTAACAGAAAGAGAACTAATGATTCCCATGTCAATATTAAACATTCCCTTACAATATGCCTTTACTAGGAAAGGAGCAGAATATCCATTAGGGTCACCAGAACTATCTGATATTGTTTGTCTTGGCATAACTAATGCAAGAATTTTACAATAAGGTTTCAAGACATTCAAAAAGATACTTAAATTATCATGATCAGGAGATCTAAGTTTGATATCTATTGTATAAGACTTATCAAAACTAGAGTTAGACCACATTTCAGGGAATATAATTTTTCCACCATTCAATAGTGTATTAACACCATTGTTTGAAATAGAACCTACAATACCACCAAATACATTTGTAAGTGCTCCAGACATACTTTCTGTAATACTACTTGTTATACTTGCACCAGAATTGACCAATTCAGCAGCAGCATTTCCTCTAGAACCGAACAAATATCGAATTTCTCTAGCAGTGTCCGAGAAACCATTAATCTGAGATGCTAGAGATGATTCAGTGGTATCATTTCCAAAACTTTCTGAAATGGAAGTTAATCCGTCTAAATAGAATACTACATTTTCTTGAGCGGAGAAGAAAGTCTTAAAATCACTATTCAATTCCTTTGACCAGTCAATAGTACCTATTCTTTTTGGTTCCTGATCTCCAATTTTAATTTTTGTATTGTATAAGCTATCTCCGTTATATTCAAGATATACAGAAAGAGCAGATAGCATTGTATTCAAATACTTATAGTATTCAACGTAGTTGAAGTCTATAGTATAATATCTTCCAGAAGAATTGAGAGTTTGTAAAGCGTCTCCAGAAAGATTTCCAAGAAGATTACCAACTACACTTCTTCTTTCAGTTCTAGTAAACTCGTCCATAAACAGTGGCTCACAAGGAGTCAAGAATAAAAGAGGTAATCTGGAGAATATCCTTTCACCATACTTTCTTCCAACATCAGTTGTTTCTGTTTCTGTAACAACTCTACGATCAACAGATTCCATAAACTGATAAGGTAAACCTTCTATACCATTAGTTCTGGTAGTCATAATCTTTGATATTGTCTGGTCTACATTAGATTCGTCATTACCAGTAATATAAGCTTCCAATTCTTCATCTGTTAGATAATTGCTTAATTGTGATGGCATAACTTGTTCCACCTTTCTCTTTATTTTTATTCATAAGTTGGAGATAGTTGTTACACTATCTCCAACTTACTTGTATTTTAACCCTTTGCAAGTTCTGCAAGAACACCTACAAGATTTGCGATACTTGAATCGATCTCAGGTTCAGGTGTTTGGTTATTCTTAGTCTTATCGACTTTGATAGGAGTTGGAGTATCATTCTTGATACCTGAATCTCCACCAGCCTGTACATAAGCCAGAAGTGCCTGGTAAATCTTACCTACAGGAGCAGTATTATTAGCAATATTCTGCAAGATCTGAGTAATAGAAGTGAGCAACTTAGTTACAAGTTCAGGACTTATACCACTATTAGATTTACTTGCATTCTTACTAATATTAGTAAGCATTGCTTGTGTTTGAGTAGTCATTACATCTGTGGTAGCTCCACCAGAGAAACTAGATACAGGAACTAATCTTCCGTTAGATAATCTTGCAGGCATATTATTTCTAGAACCAGGTCTAGCTTTCATTAATATACCAGAAGAACCACCAGACATATTTGCAAGGTCTTCATAGCTTACTAAGCCTGAACCTGCAGCAGATAATTTAGAATTATCAATAGAACCTACACCATTATTAGAAATAGCCCAGAACTGTTTAGCCTGACTAAATGCAGAATCTACATTCCAAACATTACCAGTTCTCTTTCTAGAAGCAGGGTCGTTAACATATACTCTATCACCCTTTAAGCCACTGAATACAATATAATGACCACCTTTGGTAAAATCACCAGGCATCATAGATCCGATTATAGGTACTCCATTATTCAGATATTCTTTAGCTTTTGCAGGAGAAGAGAATTGATCAGCCGTTAATCCTAATTCTTTAGCTGCAGCTGGGAAGAATGCCCAACTTGTACCTTGATTAGGAATTCTATGTCCATTATCTACAGACCAATCTGCTAATCTGTCAGGATCAGTGTTGATTCCATATGATTTAGCAACCATAGCCATAGATGTAGGACCACATCCAGATGACTTAATAGTTCCTTGTCCATAAGATTCAGTAGCCCAAGGAGCTTCACCTTGACCAAAGTAAGGGAAGTTATTTGCCATATCTCCTGTAGGAGCAGTTCCTGTAGCTATTAATGCTTTACTAGAACCAGTACTATTATTACCATATACTTGTCTTTCCTGATTATCAGATTTATCATTCTTATTGAAGACTTTTCCGAATGCATTAGAAAATGCAGTTCCTATATCTCCAACAACATTCCAGATATTACTGAATAATCCAGGATTATTAGAAGAATCAGAGCTAGATGTACTAGGATCACTTGTATAAGAAGCAGATCCGATAGACCCATCATAACTATAACTCTTTCCAGAATATAAATTGTAGTAAGCAGTAGCAGCATTTATTCTCTTCTCCATTGCTACAACTCCAGCACGCTCAAAAGCAGCTTCGAACAAGCAACAAGCAGTAGGAATATCTGTACATACTTTCCACTGTGCATAAGGCATAGCTTTACTGATATTAAGACCAGTCTTAGTAATATTGCTAGATGCAGTTTTACCAGATAATCTATTATCAATATCCTTGGACTGTAACTCATGGTGAATAAATCTTAACTGTATATCGAGATCTGTCCAAGCTTTATTATTACCTTTAGCATATTCGTAAAGATTTCTCCATCTACCAGACTGAGTATTATAGTTTTCCCACTGACAAATACCTGCAGCAGGTCCTTTGCCATTGTTTTGAATAGCTTTAGGATTCATTGCAGATTCAGCATACATGTTACCCATAATACCAGCAGTACATTCAGGAGAGTATCCCTTATTAATAAAGAATGCCCAAACTTGCTTAGCAATTTCTGTATCATATGAAGATCCGCCTGAGAAAATATTTCTTACTTTAGAGGATCTTCTAATAGAACTTCTTCTTCCAATTCCACTATTAGAACCAGCTACACCAAACTTAGCAGAATTCAAAATAGCAGGATTATAAGCTCTAGGTCCTCTAGCTTCGGGATCGTTAATAATAACATTTCCTCTTCTATCGATACCAGTAGCTAATACATAATGATTGTTAGGTCCAAAAGGAGAATATTCTTTAGAAGTATTATAAGGATCTCTACCAAGTAATACAACCTTCTCACCACTAGCAATAGAGTTATATAAATCAGCAGAAGAACCACCACTAATATATCTAGTATTGATTCCCTTAGAACCAAGCATTTGCTGGAAGTAATCAATAGATACACCGTTACCATTCTGATATCCAATAGAACCATTTACAGCATCATTAACAGAAATATTCTTACCAAGAGCTCTACCAGCCATAGCAGCTACAGCAGGACCGCAACCCTTAGCAGCAAAGTTCTGTCCAGATACTTTATAATTCTGATATCTAGGATCATATTGAGAAACAAATCCAGAACCAGATCCAGTTATCCATCCTGTTAAACCATCCCAAGCAGCTTCTCCCCATCCTTTGACAGTTTCTCCTGCTTTCTTGGCACCTTCTTTAACATTATTAACAACTTTCTTAGCTCCTTCTTTTACATCTTCTACTTTCTCAACTACAGCATCTTTAACACCAGACACTTTCTCAGTAACAGCATCTACAACTCCACCGACTTTATCTTTAATACCATCTACAACTCCACTGATTGCATCAAATACATTTCCGAGAAGTTTAGCAGCACTATAGAAAATCTTTTGGAATCCGAAAATAGCGTTAAAAATTCCCTTGAATACATTATTATCACTAAACTCTGTTGTATAGCCCATGATATCTCCAATAGAACTAGATTTATCTTGACTCATACCCTTGAGAGCTTCTTTTGCAGAATCTAATGTTCCAACGTCTGTCTTAAACGCATCTACTTTTTCACCAAACCATCCACCGATAGCTTGACCTGCTTTAGATAATAAAGCAAGAGGAACTTTACCAGCAGCGTTTACATAACCGTATACTTTACCTACAAATCCAAGAGGATTTTCGGCATCTTCTGATGTAGCTCCAGCTACATAGTCAAACATTCCAGTTATATCACCTGCTGTAGCTTTTGCAGTAATACTTTGATCCATCGTAGCCATAGTAGAGAAAGCAGTAACTACTTTATCTTTGACACTTGTCAACCATCCACCAATAGCTTTACCTGCCTTAGAAACTAAAGCAAGAGGAGTTTTCATAGCAGCATTTACATAGCCATACACCTTACCAACGAATCCAAGAGGATTATTGGCATCCTCTGAAGTAGAAGAAGATACATGGTGAAACATACCACCAATATCACCTGCTAAAGCATTTCTAGTGATACCAGAGTCTAATGCTACAAAAGCTTGACCCATGGTAATAACTTTATCTTTTGTTTCAACTAAGAATTTACCAATAGCTTTACCTGCCTTAGAAACTAAAGCAAGAGGAGTTCTTAAGGCTGCAGTAGTATATCCATATACTTTACCAATAAATCCAAGAGGATTATTGGCATCTTCTGAAGTAGAAGAAGATACATAGGAGAACATGTTAGATACGTCACCTTCTAACGCTTTCCTTGTAATACCTGTATCAAGGCTAATAAATGCCTTGCCCATGTTTACTACTTTATCCTTAATTTCAACAAAAGCTTTTCCAATTCTCTTACCTACAGCACCAACTATCATAGTTCCTAAACTTGCTACACGGCTAGTCATTGCGACCGCCTTAATAATACCATTATAGAAACCATTTTCACCTTGCTGTTCATACTTAGATACATTGAAGAAATCCTTCAAATCTGTATCTTCTTTACTGTATACAAGTGCTTTAGTGTCAGCAGCTACAGTAGCAGGAAGAGTAGCAATATATTTTCCACCTTCGATGATACCCTTAAAAGCATCTCCAGCTTTATCCATAATAGGTCTAATAACCTTATTGATTAAAGCTAAAGGTGTCATATTAATCTTGGTAAATAATAAAGGAATCTGTCCGATAATTTTACTAAATATACCAACATTTGCTTCCTCATCACTACCTTTACTGAAGTCACTTAAAGCAACTTTCCACATTTCACCAATCTCACCCTTATAAGCAAGAGCTTGAATTTCAGTGTTCTTTTGTGCAACTTCTCCAAAGACACCAGGTAAAAGATTTCCTAATACAGCACCTATACCAGAAGTAACTCCAGCAAGACCTCCATCTTTACCTTTGAATGCTTCTTTAAAGATATCAACGTTATTAGAGATTCCATCTTTGATAGCTCCTCCTAAACCTTTTTCTTTAATAGCAGTTACACCAGCATTCCATTTATCTTTAACATCGTTTACAGTAGATTTTGCAGCATTTCCGATTCTTTCTGTCCAAGTATAATCATGCAATACAGCCTTATTATACTCACCTACAGAATAGTTTGTACCGTTAGCAGCATTATACTCTGCAACTTTTGCTTCTGCTTCTTCTCTCTGTTTCATTAAACCTTCAGGTTCAATACCAAAGAATGGAGCAATATACTTACAGAATACATCTATTACTAAACTATCAGGAATTAACGAACCAACTACAGGAATTAAATTCTTTAATGCACGTAATAAACCTGCAATAATTTTCTGAGGAACTGTAGGTTCATCTATAATACCAAGTGTAGTTCTAGCATCCTCATAACCTGTTGTAAAGTCTACTACAATAAATGCAATTTTAGCCCATACAACAAAATTAGCAGCATTACTAAGTAATGATTTTGCTCCAGATGATGCAAGTTTAGTTGAAATCTTTTCAGCAAGTTCGAGACCCATATCATCAATCTTACCAGCAATACCTTTTAATGCAGGAATTTTGCCAAGCATACTTGTAAATTTAATACAAGCATCTAATATAGTATCTGTAATACTTGCCATAGCAGCAGCATCTCCACCAACAGCTTTAACAACTGTTCTACCAGCAGCACTTATAGTCTTTCCAATATTAGTATTTCCAAGAACTTTACTTGCAACAGAAGAAGTATTTGTTAAAACACCTCTAGCTGTATTTTCTTTCAATTTGTCACTAAAACTAGCAACATCGTTCTGTCTAACACCTATATTTCCAGATACAATATTACCATTAGCATCAGTATATTGTCCATCAGCAGTTTTTTGTACAACTTGACCAGTTTCTTTATCGTAATACTCTTCATTATCTTTTTTACCATAAGCACCACCAGTTGCAGCCTTAAAAGCATTATCAAAAACTCCTGCAAATCCAGCTGCTAATAATCCAGGTCCAATTAAATTTGTAAATATACTTTTTAAAGTAATACCACCAAATTTACCACCACCTTGACCACCGGTTATAAGATTAATTATATTTGGAATAAATCCGTCTGTATCATCAAATAAACCATTTACAAGTTGTTCTAGTAATCCAGGTCCTTTTTCTTCATCTCCACCAAGAAGTTTGTCTTTTAAACCACCAAACATACTTGATAGTCCGGACATAGCAGTAGCCATACCAGGAATAGAGTTTACAGAATTCATAAACTTATCCATAGCAGCTTTAGATTTCTTTGTTGTAGAATCATTTGTAGCAGCTACAGTTTCGCCCTGATTATTAGTAGTCATCTTATGAACGTTACCAAAAGCATCAACATGTGTAGTGATTTTTTCTTTGGCAGATTCCATTTTACCTTTGAGATAATCTCCGATTCCACCAACTTTTTCGATTACTTTATCAGCAAGCATATCTAAGAAAGTATTATCTCCAGAAATAGTGCCACCTTCAGCTTTGCCTCTAATAGCTTTTATTACATCACCTGCTCCTCTCTTGAGTCTTCCTCCAAGATAACTAGCTCTTGTAGCTGTTCTCTGAGCAGTATTTACAACATCAATTCCAGATGTAGGTCCATAATAATTGCTAGTATCAATATCAGGATTTGCAGCATTAAATCCTCTTATACCGATACCATATAAATCTTGAGCAGTATGAGCTACAGCTTTTACAGTATCAGACAAAGGAGTAACAACTTTTTCTTTTACAAAGTCAAATGTACCTACAACTGCATCTTTAATAGGTTCAGTTACAGTATCAATAACTTTTGTAGTTGTTTCGGCAATAGCATTCTTGGTATCTCTACCAAATTCCATAATATCTCTCTGACCTCTTGCTCCAGCAATAGCTTCTTCAGCAGATACTGCTCTGTCACCATGTACCCAGAAATGAGCATTACCTTCTTTGTCAATATTACCATCAAATCTACCTGCAGCATTACGCTTACCTGTAATATATTCAGTAAATAAAGAGATATTATTATTCATATCAGTTAACAATGTTACTACATTATCCTGATATTTTTCTTCTTTAGCATTTAAATCTGATCCATCTTCACCGAATCGTATTTTTTCATCATGCTCGATAGCTTTCAAATAATTTACAATATCAGCATTAGAACTTCCCTCTAAGTTAATACCAAACTTATCTTTAAGTAATGCAAGATTACCTTTAGTAACAGTTTTAGTATCTTTAGCTGCCTGTATTTCTTTATCAGATTTATTAAATGCTTTTCTAATAGCTTTCTGTTGATCTTCAGAATATCCTGTTATCAAATCTTCCAATCTAATCGTACTATTTGTGGATCCAGCTTCTTTGATAATTTTCTTAATAAGCTTCTTATCTGTAATACCTGCATCCATTAATTCAGAATACAATGTAGCTGTAGATTTGTCCTTTACTTTTTGGAAAGCAAGTTTAGGATCTCTAAGGTCAGTAAGCATATTCTTAAGCTGAGCAAGTTGTTCAGCGTCTGCTCCAGCAATAGCTCTATCCATATTTGCTGCAGATGAAATATCATCATCAGATCTCATTCCTAATCTTTCAGCAGCAGTAGCATTTCTACCAGCTTCAGCATTCCAAACATCATAACCTTCAGCTAAGTTTCTAGCTCTTCTATGACCAGCTAATCCCTGTACAAGGTCTCCAACTTTATTAGTTGCACCTTTAAGAGCTTTACCTGGCACACTTGCAGCCCAACCTATAGCTTTAGTTAATCCAGAAGCTTTACCGGTTTCATATTTATTCTGAGCTTTACTAATAAAGCTCATAATTTTACTACCAACTTTAGCTCCAGTCTTTCTCATCCATCCTTTAAGAGCATTTCCAGTATTATGAATTAAATCATCAAGACCTTTAATAATCTTTTCATGAATAATTCCTGCAAGACCTTTGTCATCTTTTCCATCACCAAAGAAATACTGATGGAATTTTTCTCCAGTTGACAAATATCCAATGGCAGAACCAACAATCAAATTGCCAGCTAAACCAAAAGGTCCAACTAATAAACCAGCAATTCCGCCAGCAGCAATATTGGGAGCAGCTTTCTTAATTTTGTCACGCAGTTCCTTATTAATTAAACCACCCTTACTTCTTTCACCATTTTCATCAAGTTTACCAAACAGTCTATCTTTAACAGCATCAGATTGTCCAGCAAATCCAATAGCAGAACCAGCAATTAATCCAATAATTGGAGATCCTAATAGAGCTCCACCTGCCAAACCAAGTCCAGCAGTTACACCAATATTAGGAAGTTTCTTCATTACAAAGTTTCCAAATTCTTTTTCATAATTACCATTTTCATCAACTTCACCAAAGAGCATCTTCTGAACTTTTTCAGATTTTGCTAATAATCCAACACCAGCACCTAAAGCAGCACCAGCTAAAGGACCCACAACAGCACCAGTTAACAAAGATACACCAAGTCCGCCGATAGCTCCAATACCCATAGCTCCTTTTTCATGACCCATCTCTTTAAAGATATCAGTCATTTTCATATTAATCTTCTTCTTATCTTCTTCCTGCTGTTTATCAGTACCAAATAAAGAAGCTTTAATGAAATCCATTAATCCTGAACCTAAAAGATTTACACCATCTTTTGCAGCTGTAATTGCCCCAGTATTATCATCAATAGCCTGAGTAGTTTGCTTAATCTTCCATTGTGCTAATCTTTTGGCATATTCGGATTTCTTAAGTCTAATTACAGTTCCATCAGGTTTAACAAATTTGTATATTTTTTCTCCTGTAATTGGATCTACATCTTCTACAAATTGTCCATCAGTATACGCTCCACCGACAGTACCACCTGTAGCAAATCCACCATAGAATTTATTGATTATTCTCTGCTCATTTCTAATCTGCTGTCTCTTGTTAGTTCTACCATGATAATATGGATTAAATTCGGAAGGAATTACTAATTCACCTTCAGATACAGCAATAAGACCAGTCTTCGTTATTCTACGACCCCGGGCATGAGCAGGTACTTCTTGAGTACCTGAAAATTGATTTGCCACTGCTTGAGCAATTTCTCTTTGTCCAGCAGCACGGTCTCTAGCACCAACATTACCCATGAAATTTCGAGCTTTATCTTTAACCTTAGTCTTAATTTTTGTCCACTCTTCTTTCATGGCAGCCTGCATACCAATTCCACCCTGACCATTTTCATCTCCAAAGACTTTTGTCCAAAGAGATTTCATATAATCAGAAATTTTATCAATAAGACCTTTTCGCTCTTTTGTTCCCCAGAACATGTTGTTTATTCCGAGAGTAAAGCTATTGATCATATCTGTCATAGCAGCAAATGGAGCTTGATACCAATCTTTTACTTTAGCAAGAGCTGAACCAAATCTTGATCTAACTCTAGGCTGACCATCTTCACTTGTTCCCTGAATAGGAGTGAATTCCTGACCATTAAAAGCCTGTTGAGCTCTCTTGACCATTTCTTCTCTTCTCTTTGCTTCAAGAATCTGATCATCTGACATTCCATAATATTTTGCTCTATCTTCAATACTTATATTACGATTTCTAGTTGTTGTAGAAGCAGCCTGTCTTTGCTGGCGATTATCCATATTAGATCTTTCTCCACCAGTCATTCTAGGTCTTCTTCTAGAATATCTACCAGTATCAGGATTAAAGTAGGTAGAAGCAGTTGCTCTTCTATCAGGTCTTACTCTATAAGAACCTCCAACTTGTCCCTGAAGTGCTCCGTAGATATTACCAGTCATCATATAAATACCACGAAGATAATAAGCCTGAGTCTTGCCGAAACTATCTGTCATTGTTGCAAATTGATTGATAGCATTTCCAGCAGGACCTCCATCA